AAGAACTATTCAAACTATCTATATAAAATAGCTCACGCTTCTTTTGGAACACATCAACTACAATTCTTGAATAGCCATCTTCCCAAAAATAGCATAACTCTCCACACTTAGGAGTCCATGCTTCTTTTAGGTCTCTATGACTATCCTTACATATTAGCCATTTACCTTCTGCTGTGAACTCTTCTACCCAGCGACCATCAATCAAAGCGATAATAGGTTTAATTGTATTAACCCTATCAGTACATAAAATACGTACTGGCTTACCATCGCTGGTGTATTGTTTGTCCATTGATATTGTCATCATAACTCCTTTGAATGATTTAGCACATCTTGTGCTTGTTCTCTACCTAGCTTACATATTCCCTTATAAGCAGTAAGAGCTTTTTTATAATTACCTTGATACTTATCTAGATTACGTCTTAGTCGTACTGCTGAACATTCAGCATTGCCTTTAAACGTATAAGGACTACAAGGCAATAAGTCTCCATCTTTAATTGATATACCAAAAGCACCTATCACATAAGGTACAGCATGAGTAACATCTTGTCTATAGTCACTCTCTGACTTACAGATAGATGCTAAAACTTTGGGGATACATTGTTATCCTCAGCAGTATCAATAATAATATTAGCTTCTTTAAGTGAAGCACCATCTTCCATAATCTTTTGAGTAAGTAATAGTCTAGAGATAATCTCATCACTGTCTTTATACTCTGCTTCACATACAGCCATTTGAGCTTCTAGTGAAGTTATATCTTTAAGATATTCTTTTTCCAATTCATTCTCATGATATACTGCATATACAGAGAACAATACGAGCATTACGATAACAGTGTCTTTAAACATATTTTTCCTTTAAGTGTATACTCTGAAGTGTACTGGTGCATCTAATGCACGTTCTACAAGCTTAGCTGTAGCATTGTTAAGCTCTCTACTACATTTAGTAAGAGCAGTCTTCTGATCAAGGATAGTACTACGTAATAGAAGCAAGTCTGCTACTGATATACGTACTTCTTTGATACCTTCGTAATGGATGGTATTAATACCCTGTAGTATGATGTCAAGTTCTGTCTTCATAAGTTGTCCAATAGTTCTTGTAAATCAACACCATATTTATAGCACTCCTTCTTAAGGTACTTGTAGGTACTGATCCAATCCATAGAGAGTTCTCGTTGTAACTGTTCTGCTGCAAAGTCAGGGTCTTGCATAGCTGCATTAAATGCTGCTTCTTCTTGAGCTTCTCTGTAGTACTCCATACGCATATCTTCTTCCCATTCTGCTCGTTCTTCTTGTGTCATGATAAATACCTCTTTATGGTGTTATTAATGTTATGTAAAAAGTGGATATTTGAAAATACCCAGTGTTATTATTGGCATATTATTTCTATGCAAAATTCTGCATGAATTTAGGTGGAAATGCTATGAGATATAGACTGATTAAAGCTGATGCAATCATAGCAATAGTCATACCTCCAAGAGTACCTCCGAAGAGCCAACTAATAGCAACTAAACATACAAGATCAAATGCTAAGTCAGCATATCTTTCATGTTCAAACTTCCACTTCAATATGATGAAGTTAAAGAATGTAGCTACTGCAATTATTAAGAATTCCATTAGATCCTGTCTCTCCCATGTCTGATAGCATGGCATGAATGACATACTGATACACACTGTTCTGTGGTGAATGTCATTGATTCTATACCATCATAATGTTCATGATGGACCTGTAGTGGGATATCGTAAGCACTGCAATCTACACAGTGATATTTATCCCTCTTGAGTACCTGTTTACGTAATGCTCTCCATTCTGGAGACTTCAAATATACTGCATATGCTGAGTAGTATTCAGGTGGAACCTTCTGTAGTGGTACATGTACATGATGATCTAAGTCAACTGTATATGATGGTGTAGTAGTACTTGTACTTCTAGCTGGAGGTTCTCCTAATAATACTCTGATGAGCAATATGATAGGGATGAATAGTATTCCTGCTACTGTAGTGATAGCAAACCAGAAGAATGCTAATACTAATAGCAATGCTTCCAGTATGACTGGCATTACGCTGCTTTAGCTTTGAATGTAGGACCTGCATGCTTCTCAGCAATAGTCTCTACATCAACATGATGATCAAGTTCTTCAAGGTCTGGACCTGTAATGAGACCATGATCATATCCTGTACTGAATGCATCAGGAATAGAGGATACTTCCTCAACTACGTAATCGAATGTGTTGCCTACTGCAACTGTAATGTCTTTAGTAATGCCACCTACTGTGGCTGCGATGAATGCTAACATGGTAAACTCCTTATTGATTAGCTGAGAGTGCTTCACGAGCCTCATCAGTAGATACTTCAGTAGTAGAAACTACAACTCCATTGATAACATAATATGACATGATATTCTCCTTGTATGGTGACTCTACGGTACACCTAATACAATGCAGCTGAGGAGACTGCACTGCGTTAGACTTACCAGCGTTTACCTACTTTAGCCTTTTCGGCTTTAGTATTAGCACTGTTCATAAGACTAGTATACTTATGTTCGAATAGAGCCTGTTGTAGCTCAACCTGTAACTCTTCTGTCCAATTGTCGCCGAGTGCTACTGATAGTACTGGTTCCCATTCCATCTGCCAACTACGTCTACCGTACTCGTCTGCTTGCTTTGCAATAAGTGGATCAAGACCTGATGGTCCCATATCAACTGCTAATTCTCTGATGTCCATTAATACTCCTTTAGATTAGTAGGCTTACACCTATCATTTCAAAGAACCGAGTGGATACGAGGTAAAAACAGGTAAGACCAATGGTCGTAAAATACCTGCTAAATTCCTTTCATAAAATGTATAACACACAAATCAATGTCTACTAGAACGGATATAACCCCTAAGCTCAGCATTACCTGTTAGATTGTAGTAAGACATCATAATACCCTCCAATGAGGGTACTAGATATCTTAGTCTTCATAAGACAACGGCATACCTGCCATAATGTCATCTCTACTGAGACTACCTTTAGTAATACGAAACTGTAGTGCTGGATCAATCTGAATAAGAATATCATGAAGTAAATTCATATCATTAACATCAGCCATAACAGCCTTAACAAGACTGAATAACTTCTCTTCATTGCCTTCTTCAATACCATATGAATCATGAATCATACTGATAGCAAAGTCAGCTCTACGGCATACTTCTCTAGCTATGAACGACTCTACAGAACGTACAATATTAGGAGCTAAGCTTCTGTTATACTTTGTATTATTAGGAACTTTAGCTTCAATAGATACACTGTGAGTCTTACCCATTTGAAGGTCAGCATAGTATCCTTTATGTGTAACAGTCTCCATTACATCATAGGATACAACAAAGCCATCAGGCATTGTCCACTGATAGTGTGATTGGTTCTCATTGTTGAATCTATAGATAAGATTCATAAGCTTAAGTGCTGCAGGAGCAAGCTCTTCTAATGCAGTCATAACGAACTTATATAGACCAGCTTTAAGCTCCTCTGGAACTAAATCTCTGATAGTATGTGTACCAGCATAACGTACATCATCCTTGATAGTATCAGTATTATCTAGGAGCTGTTTCTCCATACCACCATAGAAAGCAATCATAACTAAATGCTTCACTGTATCCTTTACAAAGATACTGCTATTAGTATACTCATTAAGTCTTCTAGCTAATTCAATACGTAAGTCTTCCAACTCAGTGTCTGAAAGACCTACTCTACTACCTGTCAATGGATCACTACCTAAAAGAGCATATACTTGTAGATTATTATTTCTACAGTCATACTTCTTAATAGCATTACCATTGATGGTAAGCATACGCTTCTGAAAGCTGTCACCTTGTGGATTAAGGTATGGACTGCATGAATGCATACGTCCTGAACTATTCTCAAATGCATATGGTACATGGAATGTCTCATCTTGAAATCTATGGATATCTTCTACTAACTTATTCCACTCTTTAGCCATGAATACACCATCTTTATCAAACCATTTGTCTGAAGTCTTATACTCTTCTAATAAAGGAACTAGTTCTTCATTAGGTATAAGTTTGAATGGTACTGACTGCTGATGATTCAATGCTGATAGTGCTGCTTCACCTTGTGCTGTAAGACCACTAAGCATAGTCTTACCTGATAAATATGTTCCTCCTTTATTCTCTGTAGTATGTGCTACTAGTCTATAAGCTGCTCCTCCACTACGTACTGTAGAAGCTTTAAGATAGAGTCCTTCTTCTTGTAGGAAGGCTTGTAACTTATGACTAGGTTCAATGATATTATGAGTATGAGCTTTGTCTGTCTTAATGATCTTATTTTGTAGAAATCCAGTGTCTTTAAGGAACTGAATTATGTTAGATCCAAGTGTAACTTTAGTGCTATGTGATGAACGTAATCGTTTTGTACTTAATGTTATTACTTTGTTACAAAGCTGTTGACCTAGCTTGTAACCAGCAATCCTGTGCTCAAGGTAGCTGTGGCTGATTACAAGGTCTTCAATGAGGATTGTAAACACTTTAGCCCAGTGTACTTTATGCTGTGATAAGAGCTCATGATGATACTCTTTATGATCTACACTACTAGCTTCTAAAGCAGCTAGATATGCTGTCCAATTACTGTCTAATGTTTCAGCATTAAGCTTAGAAACACTGTCTTTAATTGCTAGTCTAAGACCTGATAAACTGTAGCTAGCTTCATAAGCTTCTTGCTTAGCTACAACTTCACGGATTTGTGCAAATGTAAGTGTTGATAATGTTTTCATAATATTCTCCTCAGAATAATACAGTCTATGCTGTATGTTAATGTTATGGTTGCCTGATAGTTCTCGTAGAGAACCTATTAGGTTGTTAGACTATTCACTGATGGTGTTGGACTTATTGACATTGCCTATATATTATATTTCTAGTGGGTTAGATATCTTCACCTATGTATTTGTAGTCACAATCCCAAGCTTTACCAGCTTCTTCAAGTGCAGTGATATAATCATATACATCTCTGAATTCTTCCTTACCTACTGTGGTCCATGTATGCTTACCACTTTCATCTGTATATGTAAAATCAAATACTGAGTCCATTGTATTTCCTTTGTAGCACTCTTTCGTGCTTGCTCGACTACATACCTACGATGATGCTGATGGCAGCACTACCGTTAGTGTATGTGTTCATGTTCCTCCTATGGAATATGTGTTAGAGTCTATGCTCAACTATTGTGTACTACCACTTGATAATACATCATGCTACCTCCCTAAGGAAGTAGTAGATGGATTATAGAGCGTCTAGTTCTGCTCTCTTAGCTGCTAGTTTGGCTTCTAGTTCATCTGCTTTAGCCTTTAGTTCTGCATTCATAGAAGACAGTCCTAATGCATCAGCATGAGATATAGATGATCTGATAGCTTCTCTAGCTGCACCACCTTTAGATTCAACATCTGAGTTATGTTGTTTCATAGATGCTAGTGTGTCTTGACCTTCTAGTGCTAAGGTTGTACCTGCTATACGTCCTGATTGGTATGATGCTGATGCTGCTCCTTTACCAGCTCTGAACAGATATACAATACCGAATGTAAGCATATTAAGTGTACGTCTAATAACGATAGCTCTCTCTGATGGTGACATAGATTTAAGTGCACCTACTGCAAAGATAGCAACTAGAATGATGATGATAAGTGTAAACATGATGAACTCCTGCCATATAGGACTTACTTGTATATACTCTATGGTATAGATTGTAGACGTTGGTATGAACATTATCAGTGACCAGCTAATACTTCTCGTAGAGAATGTATTAGGTATATGTAGAGCTAGGCTCTATACTACCCACCATATAGATGAGTAGTTAAAGCCTAGTGTGCAATGATTGAATAGATCTTAGGAGTCATAATGAATCCAACAATAGTGAGGAGAAGAGTGCTGTTGTCTACAAGTGTAGAGATGATGATGTGTGACATGATAGATCCTTTAATAGTAGTACAGCTCTAAGACTGTCTGAATGGAATGGGTCCCATTAGTTTAAGTGGAGGGGGTACCTTCCCTGTGAAGTTTCCCTACACCTCTACTGGACGCATACAGAATTTTAAAATTTTCCCTAAAGCAAATCTTAATTATTTCTTAACAGTAGAGTAGTATAAAGACATGGTGTAGTAGTACATAAGAAGTGGTTGTTGTGTATGTTGAAGAAGTAGATGGTTGCTGTCATGTATCCTGCGGATGGCTAAACCGTTCGCTCACTATACCTTACGGTATGGTCGTTCGACTCACTGCAAGAATCAGTCGATGCTCTCCCAGTCGTTAACCATTCAGATTCCTGATCGTATCATAGATCGTTATGTATTGTCAAACATAACGCTATAGTGCTCTACTATGCTATGAAAATATACTATAATTTGCATAACAGTAATAACATATGGTATGATTCGGTAAAGTTAAGGAGTATTAATGGCATTAACATTAGAAGTATTACAGGATAGTCTAGGGAAGAAGAAAGGTAATCTTATTAATCAAGATACTGTAGAAGAACTGAATAGACTTGTAGATGATCCTGATTATGGTGAAGAATTCGTAGATGCTTATAAGCAATACTTCAATGTACTAGATAAGAATGGATCATGGTCTACTCCAAAGTATATGAATGCTATGAAGTTCTTTATATTGATAGAGTCTGATCATAGTATAGTGGATGCATATGTTAAAGTGTTTCCTGAGAGACTAGCAGCAAGGCATGCTAGGGGTGAATCCAAGAGAGATATAGGAGGAGAAGCTAGTAGATATAATGCTAGTGCTCTAGTGAATGAGATACGTAAGGTAGCTACTATAGGGATCAAATTGACTCATAGGTTTATGTTGACAGATGCATTAGATGTGACACATAAGCTGATGAATGATAGGAATGTAAGTCCTGCTGTAAGACAGAAAGCTGCTGAGACATTGATTAGAGAGCTGAAGCCTGATGATAAGACAGAGATCAGTATAGAGATCAAGAATGATGTAAGTGCTATTGATGAACTGAGAAAAGCTACAGAAGCATTGGTGCTAGAACAACGTAGAAGTATAGAAGCTGGAGTAGCTGTGAAGTTCATAGCAGAATCCAAGATCATAGAAGGTGAGATATATGAGTAGTCCTGAAAAGAAGACAGTAGTAGAATGGATCAATGGTGTAAGCTATGATGTTGATCCTACGTATGTTCCAAGTGACTTTGCACTGAAGTTTGTTACTTTTATAAAGCTAGTAAATGGGGGTAAAGGTGAAGAGAATAAGACTCCTGTAATCCACTATAAGATGCTAGATCAGATAGCAGGTAAGAAGCAGAATATCACTAATCTATGCTCAAGGGGTATGGCAAAGACAACTATCATGGGTGAATATATGATACTGTATATTGCTACATATGGCGGTATAGATGGTTTTGGAGATATACCTCTAGGACTGTATGTAAGTGATAGTATTGAGAATGGTGTAAAGAATATGCGTAAGAATCTAGAGTATAGATGGGAAAATAGTGAGTTCCTACAGAAGTATATACCAAGGATACGATTCACAGATATAAGATGGGAATTCGAGAATGTAGATGGTAAAGTAACTATCTTTAAAGGGTATGGTGGTAAGACTGGAGTGAGGGGTAGTAAAGAACTAGGACAAAGACCATATATTGCAATATTGGATGACCTCATATCAGATGAGGATGCAAGATCACAGACAGTAAGAGCAAGTATAGAGGATACAGTGTATAAGGCTATAGACTATGCTCTACATCCTAGTAGAAGAAAGACTATCTGGAGTGGTACACCATTTAATGCTAATGACCCACTGTATAAGGCTGTAGAGTCAGGAGCATGGTATGTTAATGTCTATCCTGTATGTGAAGTATTTCCATGTGAAGAGAAAGACTTCAAAGGTGGATGGGAAGATCGTTTCACATATGAGTATGTAAAGACACAGTATGATAAGGCACTGAGAGCTGGTAAGATAGATACGTTCAATCAGGAGCTGATGCTGAGAATCATGTCAGACGAAGACCGACTGGTACAAGATAGTGATATTGTATGGTATGATAGAAGTACAGTACTGTCTAATAAAGGAAAGTATAACTTCTATATCACCACAGATTTTGCTACAAGTGAGAAGACAAGTGCTGACTACAGTGTGATCAGTGTATGGGCATACAATAACAATGGTGACTGGTTACTAGTGGATGGTGTGTGTAAGAGACAGCTGATGGATAAGAATATAGATGATCTGTTTAGATTCGTAAACTTGTATAAACCTCAGAGTGTAGGGGTAGAGGTAACAGGGCAGCAAGGTGGATTCATACAGTGGATACAAGATCAGATGCTAACAAGGAATATCTTCTTCAATCTAGCAAGTGAAGGTAATAGTGGTAATCCAGGACTAAGACCAAATACTAATAAGATGGTACGATTCAATACTGTGCTACCACTATTCAAAGCTAGAAAGATATGGATGCCTAAAGCAATGGAGACAAGTGATATCATAGTGGAAGCAATGGATGAGTTAAGGAATGCAAGTGCAGGGGGATTCAAGAGTAAGCATGATGATTTCATAGATACAGTGAGTATGCTGAGCAGTCTACAGACATGGAAGCCAAGTGAAGAAGTAGCATATGAGCAAAAGAAAGATGGAGTATGGGAAGAGGTAGACTTTGAAGAAGCAGTACACAATAGTCTAGTATTCTAGCGAAGTATCTAAAAGATACTGAGGTTATGATATAATATGCAAAATGAAAAGGAGTAAGCATGATCTATACGAAAGCAAAGATGAGAGAATTCGCTAGAAATCTAGATAATCGTTTAGAGAATGATACTGCCTATACTGATACATGGTTAGATGATAGGATAGAGGAAGGAATTGCTTTAGCTCAAGACATAAAGCAAACACTATTCTATACTAAAGAAAAGTATGATATAGAAGCTAATCTCACAGTAGATATGCTGGGTGTAGTAGAGATCATACCTCAAAGAGAAGTGCATACTATCTGGGCAGTAGAATATGATACAGCATCAATGACTGTAGAAGTGACTGCAAATAATCATGTAATACTAAGACGCATAGAAGATGCTCCATTGCCTGAAGACTATACAGTAACAATCAGATACTTCTTCTACCATACTCTACCGTTCATTGAGATAGAGATGAGTATGGAAGTGTATAAGATGGTAAAGCATTGTATTGCAGTAGCATGCTTCCAATGGTTACAGGATCAAGAGAGTGAGCAATATCATACAGCAATAGCAGAAAGTATGGTAGTGAAGAGTACATTCGATATAGAAAAAGATCTAATGGAAATACCAGAAGATAGACTGTGGAGAGCATCATGGGCTTGATAGTAGAAACAATCCCTGTACATGTTCCAGCCTCAAGAGTATGCACTGACGGTAGCAGCTCTAGTAACTATGAAGAGACAGGTAGTTTTGATATGAGCATATACAGAATACTGAGTATGCAGAATGATATGAAAACTATAGAGTATCCTATCAAAGTATGTAATGAGTTTGATCTGTATCTACAGTATGCTGAAGATAATTATGACGGTATTGTGAATGTAAACTTTGATAGCCTAGATGAGTACCTAGGAACTATCGGAATAATAACTGAAATGTGTGAGGTATAGATATGGGCTTTGTAGAAAATGTAAATAAGGTAGCTAACGATCTTACGATAGAACTAGCAGAGAATGTTAATATAGTAGCTGGTATTGCTGATGATGTATCACAACTTGTGGATCTGTATAATGAGGGACAGTTGCCTCTGATTGATGATACTGTACCATCAGCTGATAAAGTATACAGTTCACTGCAGACTCAGACAATGCATGATGCTCAAGCAGAAGCAATAGGTAATCTAGCTAGTGCAAGTGGTTCTCTGGTAAAGACTGGTGTTCCAGTAGTACTAACATCAACATTCCAAGATCTAAGCTTTGCTACAAATGTACAATCATCAAATCCACTAGTATTTGAGATAGGTACAAATAATATGATTCTCAAGTCAAATGGTGATTATAACTTCTTCTCTATAATCACTGTACAGCTTAGCTCTGGTCAAACACAGACCATTCTGTTTGAGGTGTATGATACTGTAAATGCTACTGTACTAGCTTCATCTACAGGAACTGTAAATCAGTCCAATGGTGATATCATAGTGTTCCCAATCAATACACTAATGAGTGTGCAGAGTGTACCATATGATGGGCAGCTTACAGTCAAAGTACGTGCTAAACTAACAGCAGGTTCTGCTACTACTGTTACTGATTTTTCATCTATGATGGTACTGAGTGGGGCAGCAAGTAGTGGGGGGCAACTGCTGGGTAAAGCACCTATGAAAGCAGTAGCATACCTAGCAGGTACAACTAGTGAAGTATTAGTAACACCAGATGGTTCTAATAACTTCTCAATAGACTCACTAGTAATAGAAGATGGTGGCAGTCTAACTGTGTCTAATAACTCAATATATAAGGTACTATAATGAAGATAACACATAATGCAATACAGTACAATGTAGATTCAGTAGCAGCTCTACTAACACTAGCTGGTGAAGAGAACCAGGTAACAGTAGTGACTGATGAGAACCAAGGTGGGACATTTGTGTATAGAGCAGATAATGCTTTAGTTAACAATGGTGGAACTATATTTAATGGGTGGACTAGGCAGTATGATGGCAATGCAAAATATACTTGGTTTGATACAAAATCTAATGCTATTATATCTGGTCTTAAACTTGATTTTGTATCAAATGTTACCATTAATGTTCCAGCTGATACTTCAACAATACAAGGTGCATTAAATATTATTGGTAGCATTGCTGATGATGTATATGTAACAATTCAAGTTGCAGACGGTACATACGCAATGACAAGCAGTATTAATCTTGATCATCCAAATGGTAGTAATATCAGACTAATTGGTAATGAAACAACTGCATCAAGCTGTGTGCTACAAGTTGCTGGAGAGCCAAGTTTTACTATGCTTGTCTGTTCAAATAGCAACAAATTTGGGTACATAAATGGATTTAGAATTAATGCTACTACAAAAGCAACATTGGCAAATAACCACTCTGGAATACTTGCATACAATGGAGCATTTATTCGCTGTGGTGCTGACATTGAAGTAAACAATTTCTACTATGGTATTAACTCATCATATAACTCTACTATTGTTGCAGATTATGCTAAAGTATCAAATGCTGGTGATGTTGGAATATGGGCTTTCTGTGGTTCATTTGTATCAGCTAGGTATGCGTATGCAACAGATTGTGCTGATGTTGTTAATGGATGGGGTTATGGAATACAGGCTGAATATGGTTCTAACGTGAACTGTGAATATGCCTATACATCAGGCAATAATATTGCTGGTATAGCAGCATTATCAAATTCACAAGTTAGAGCATTAAACGCTACTGCATCACTGAATATAGGAAGTGGATTTCTAGCAAGAGATAATAGTTCTATTGAGTGTCACAGTGGTACAGCTTCTAGTAATTCAAGATATGGAATTGAAGAGTACACAAGTGGTAGAGTATTTGGAAATAGTATTACAACATCTACTAATACGCTTGGTAATTATGCTCCAGTAGCTCAGATGGATAATACAACATTAGGTGCTAGAGTTATATCTAATAACGGTGATTTAAGACTAGATACAGCTGGAGCGAATAATATTTATTTTAATACATCAGGCGGTCTACAGTTTGGTGTCTCTCATACTGCTTCATCTGTAAATAGGCTTCAAGTGACTGGAGCATCTACTGGCTCGTCTCCTGTTATACAAGCAGCTGGCAGTGACTCCGTAATTGACGTAGCGATATTGCCTAAAGGTGCTGGTAGCTATGTAAAACTTGGAGCTGGATATGTAGCAACTCCATCAGCAACAATAGGGTATATATCTGTAAAAGATAATACTGGTACTATAAGAAAATTAGCAGTAATATCATAAAGGACAAACAATGAGCAGCAAACTAACACTAAAGAATAGCATAGACACAGAGTTTAGTATTGAACATACAGATGGCAAGTCAGCTAAGACTATCAAAGGTACTGATATAGTAGTAGCAGTAGATACTATCAATGACTTTCCTACAGTAGCTAGTAATGGTGATGTAGTGATTGTGAGAGATAGCAATAGAGGTGGTACATTCGTATATGATAGTACACAAAGTGCTGTAAATAATGGAGGTACTATATTTGATGGATGGGTACGTCAGTATAGTGGTGCTGTAAATGTAAAGTGGTTTGGGGCTAAAGGGGATGGGGTTACAGATGATACAGTATCATTAACAAATGTTTTTAATTATTGTATAGCTGCAACATATACTATTTATATGCCATCTGGAAACTATATAGTAACTGGAATCTCATTAACACCAAAAATAGTTGGAAATACTCCTATAAGAATTGTAGGCGATGCTGGTATTTACGTAGGTAATAACTTCACAACAATGATTACTAATATATCAACAACTGGTACAGATTGTATTTCATTTAATGGCACCTCAAGTAACGAATTTACTAGAATAGAAATAGAAAACATTAGATTTAAAGGAAATGCACAATCAGGGCACGGACTATATGTTATATATGGAGGAGAACTTAATTGTGTTAATTCTTCATTTGACCATCACGGAAAGCATGGGGTATATTATAAAGACTCTTGGGTTCCAAGGTTTACAAAGTGTGACTTTAGATATAATGGTCAATCATCAGCATTAAAAGATTATCATGGACTATACTTAGAAGGTTCTGCTCTTGTTGGGGTCAATGGCTCGTCATTAATTGATTGTACTACTGAGATGAATTATGGTGATGGTATAAAAATAGTTGCCTCTGCAAGTGGTCAAGATTCTAATATAGGAACAATTATTAACTATAATTCAACATCAAATTATGGGGCTGGGCTTAGGTTGAAAGGAATATCTGCAAGTATAATTGGTGGATTTTCTGAGTTTAATGGCGGAGGAGGAATTGTATCAGGAGTATCAGGAACAACTAGTGATATGTATGGAATAGAGATTTCAGGAATGTTATTTGATTGTTATGATAGAGACAATCTAAATGGTGGTGTTCCAGTAAAAGCAATAGAACTTAATAGGGTTAGAGGATGCTCAATATCAGGACTATTTATAAGAAATGCAGTCGAAACTATTCCAATATCTTTATCGTCAGATTGTCTGGATATAAGCATAAACATGCCTTCGTCATGCTCGGTATATAACTGCACAAAGTTTATTATTTTCGGTACTAAAGAAATTGCTTATTCTATGCGTCCAATTAAAATAGGATATAGTGGTACAACATATTCTACTGCTCAAACTGATACATTTGACTTACTAGGTGCATTTTCTCCAAAAATTTATAATATACAAAATAATTCAACAGCAACAAATATTCTTGCTTATCAATTTAATAGAAGCGGAACTGGGTTATTTGGAATTAGGAACTCTGGTGGTATATGTTCATCAAGCACATCAGTAGCAACAACACTTGGAACTGTATCAGGTAAAATGCCTGTTTATGGGATGGACGGAGTATTTATAGGATGGCTTCCACTATACGCAACTATAACATAAAGTATAATTATGAATAAGATAAAGCAATTCCTAAAATCAACCTTATGGCACAATAACAATAGCAAATAAAAAGTGGTAGTATGAAACACGCTGTGGAGATTGACAATATAAAAAGGACTTACGTATCACTCAAGACAGTGTTCTGCTTATCCATCAAGACTTAAAGCAGATGAGCAAAGGAATAGGTGAGATGGCATCATCTATGAAAATCATGGTAGATGTGAGTGGAGAGTAGTGGTATGTAAAGTGTTAAGTTGGATTGATCCTAGGGATGGTAATCATTGTCTAGAAAGCATTGAGAAGATAGATTAAATTATGGTACAATACAAGCAACAAATGTCAAAGGGCTAGTATGGATGAAGCAGTAGTTAGAGAGATGGTAGTGAGACATGATGAAGCAATTGATCATGTATCAAAATCTATTGAAAGGCTAGCTTCTGCAGTAGAGAAAACTGATGACAAGATGGACAAGGTTATTGATGCCCTGAGTCAGAATGCAGTGATATTAGAACGTATAGCTAACATAGATAGCTCGAATAAAGATAGTGTGAATAGATTGCACAAACGTATTGATGATATAGAAAAGACTATTGAGCATAAAGAAGATGCAATGAGCATACGTATTACCAGTGTAGCTGTAGATGCTAAGAAAGGTAGAGAGCTGCATGATATGGCTGTCTATACTGTCAAAGCTCTAGCATGGGCATTGCCTTTAGTTACAGGTATATTGGTAGGAATATTGTGGTTGATAGATCACTACTCAAAGTAAAGGGTTAACATGAAGTTAAAGCTAGTACGAGGAAAAGCTACTGCAATATCAGTAGAAGGTAGATTGTATATTGATGATGTATTTGAATGCTTCACAGTAGAGGACAGACCAAGAGATAAGAAGATCTATGGTGTGACTGGTATACCTGCTGGTACATACAATGTTATTGTGTCAGTGAGCAATAGATTCAAGAAGAGACTACCAGAGGTTCTGGATGTTCCAGGATTCAAAGGTATTCGTATCCATAGTGGTAATAGCTCAAAGGACACTGAAGGATGCATCATAGTAGGTAGTGTCAATGATCGTATGGATGACGACTGGGTAGGTGGTTCTAAGATTGCAATGGATAGACTATTACCAAAGATTGATGATGCTTTAGCTGTCAGAGAAAAAGTAACATTGGAGATAGTATGAATACTAATATGAGGGATATAACATGGCAAGTTCTATAAAGCTAAAGAATGCTAATGGTAAGACATTAACAATAGAGAATAGTGATACTAATACAGTAGATACCACTATTAACATTATGAATGGAGTATATGCTATTGATACAGTAGATGACTTTGATACTGTACCAGATGGTATTACTACTGTTATAGTAAAGGATACAAATAGAGGTGGAGACTTCTATTGGGATGCTGTAAGTGTTGAAGCTGATAATGGTGGTACTATCTTTCAAGTAACTGGAACTACTACTGGTAGATGGAAACGTATTTATAGTGGTAGTGTATCAGTTAAATGGTTTGGAGCAAAGGGTGATGGAATAGCTTTAGATTCCAGTTCAATACAAAATGCAATTAATACACTGGCATCATTTTCATCAAATTCATTTAATGGGTATAGTGGAGTATATATTGGATATTCTCAAGAATTATATTTTCCTCAAGGTAGATATGTTATCAATTCAACTATTACTATTGGTGCTTATGCTGATATGGTCGGCGATAATGCAATATTAATACCTGACGCATCTCTTGGCTCCAGTTGGGCTATAACTGGCTCAGGATGGTTGGGTAAAATAGATGGAATTCAATTCATTAATTTTACAAATGCTTTATATATTAACGTTGGAAATATTGATACTGGAAATACTATTATTAAAAATTGTACATTTTCTAAAAATGGGGTAGCTCTTAAATATAATTCTGTAAGCTCTATTTGTACAGTTGAAAAATGCCGTTTTGTAGAAAATACAGTAGCTATTTATAACGAAAACTGCGATAGATTCTTTTTACAAAATAGTTGGCTAACCGATGGAGTATCTATTAATAATTATGATGCACAAATTATAAATCATGGTTATATGGTTATTCAAAATATACTATATGTACCTTTGCCACAAACAGCACTATATACTTCATTAGTAAATAATTACTATTCTATAGAAATAAACAAGTGTAGACTTGGGGGTGAAAGTGGAAACAGAACAATCATAAATAACTATGCAGAAGGTTTTACAGACAATATTAACATGATAAATGTTTCAATTACTGATTCTTCTATATTTAGTACTGGAGGTACTCCAATTACATTATTTAAGCTTCCAAATAATATAGTATTTACTGGAAATACTGGCTTGAAAAATCAATCTTATGCTATTGTGTACAATAGTAATATAGCTTCTCTGTCATCTGAAATTACAAGAATAGGTTATCAATTAAAAATAGTATGTGATATGCTATCTAATAATGGATTAGAGGTTACATCATACTTAAAGTTAGCACCATATATATCTATTTTTAATAATATGGTTAGCTATGGTTTTTCTAATGAGATTGCAACAAATATTATATCTGATACAATAAAATTTAGACTGAATGTAACAAGTGTAGATTCTGGAGAGTTTGCTAGAAATGCAGTATATGAGATTGTTATTGGACTTCTTGGAGATACTGTTGGAACTACATCAAAATATTTAGTTAAAGCTAATTATAGTGGCTCTGATATTGCAGAAATAATACCTATTATACAAGGTGCTACAACAACAGCTCCAGTATTATTTAATAATGCTGGTGTTCTTAGTGTAAAAACAAATGGAGCAACATCTGTTCAAAACTATCAATATAGTATAACAAGAACTATGTCATGTTTGTTGGTTCCATGACATGAATAAACTAAAACAATTCCTAAAATCAAAGTCAATTAACTTTGCACTCGTTATGGGTGCATTAGGTGTAATTGAATCATATACTGGAGAAATCAAAGATAAGCTAGGGGATACTTATGGTTTAGCTTATGCGATAGTATTCTCTATTGGTATGATTTATCTACGTTCTATCACAAGTACTTCACTAAAGGATAAATAGTGTGGATGAATATCTTACTTCAATACTGGAAATATGTTTTAGTGCTGGTATTCTTCTTGCTATTTTCAGCCTCATTGGGATGGATGAAGATATCAAATACTGAGTTAAGAGCTGAGAGGGATATGTACTCTGCAGCACTGGAATACCAGAATGCCTCATTGCTCAAGCAGAAGAAAGAGTATGATGAGAAGTTATCAAAGCTACCTACAGAGATTGAAAAGATCACTGTAAGATACAAAGTCATCTACCAAGGTATTGATGACTGGAAAGGAGATGAGAATGCAACAGATGGTGAAAATGCTGGTAACTACCTTCGTAGTTTTAATTATTAGTGGATGTAGTCATAAGCTGCTATATGTTCCTAGTGAGTGTAATATCCCTGACTACTCAGAAGTGGTCTTAGATCTAACAGATAGGAATACAACTCTAGGAGAATCTAAGAGATGTACTATCAACTACACAAAACAAAAAGAAGCTAATGAGAAGATGGTGAAAGCCATAAAGCTATGTCAATAAAGGAGACAGAATGGATCGTATAGGTAAGATAATAGGACTACTAATGATGAGTAGAACAATGGCTCATAAAGCTCATCTAAAGACAGGAAGCTATGCTAAGCATAAAGCACTGAATAGATTCTATGATGATGTAGTAGATCTTCTGGATGAGTTAGCAGAAGCATCACAAGGTAAGTATGGTCTCATTGAAGTAGTAGACATGGATGAGAAGGGTGATATAGAGGATCCTGTAGCAATGCTAGAATCTCATCTGAAGATGTATCAGAATCTAACTAAGAGTATTGATGATAGGTTTCTACAGGGTATCTCTGATGAGATAGAAGCATTGTATTACAGTACTCTGTATAAGCTAAAACATCTGAACTAAAAGGGAAACCTATGGCATGTAAGTCAAAGACACCTAAGCCACCTAAGAAGTGAGAATACTGTGCACCTCTAGGGGTGTATAACTATACTCATACTAAGGACACATATGACTGTGAATAGACTGAAAGAGTTGCTGCAATACGCTAATGAGAGTCAGAGGAAGTATATTGAAGCAGCAATAGCTGCTGAGGGTAACTGGGTTAAAGCAGGTAAGCTGATAAATGTACCAGAAGCAACAATACGTTCTTCTGTGAAGAGATTGGATCATACAGTGGCTAAAGCAGGGTTCGACCCTGAAGGAAGCCTACAGCATAAAGCTCCAGCAGGATTCAGTATAGACAGGGTAAGTTCTTTCATAGATGATGAAGGTAAAGTACAGAGACAATGGGTAATAGCAAATAGAGATAAAGAAGATCAATTCAATGCAATGATGGATGCATGGAATCAAGTCTGTGTAGATCTACCTAAGATTGAGCTAACTAAAGTACCTAAGAGTACTACAAAGAATCTGCTATGTGACTATACCATAGGTGATAACCATACTGGTCTATACAGTTGGGCTAAGGAAGCAGGAGATGACTGGGATCTAGACAAGAGTGTAGACATTCTACGTAAAGCAATGAATCACCTAGTGTATCATGCTCCTGCTGCTGAGACAGCATACATACTGGATGTAGGTGATTTCTTCCATGCTGATAATCAGAGTAATGAGACAAGCCATAGTGGTAACAAACTAGATGTAGATGGTAGATATGCTAAGGTGCTATCTGCTGGGATACAGTGTGTATGTGATCTCATCATACTAGCACTACAGAAGCATAAGAAGGTAGTGTATAGAAGTGTAATAGGGAATCACAATGAACATAGTGCTGTTATGATGAACCTAGCAGTCAAGATGCGATTCCATGATGAACCAAGACTAGAAGTATTGGATAGCCCTAATCATCATCACTACTACCAGTTTGGTACTAACCTACTGGCTGATACTCATGGGCATACTACAAAAGCTGATAACCTACCTCTCCTAATGGCTGTGGATGTTCCAGAGATGTGGGCTAATACTACAAACAGAGTGTGGAGGACTGGGCATATACATCATCTATCACAGAAAGAGTACTCAGGATGTACAGTAGTGTCATACAGAACACTAGCTCCAAAGGATGCATGGCATAGTGCAAGTGGCTACAGAAGCAACAGAGAGATGCAAGTAACTGTATATCATAAAGATAAGGGTAAGGTAGGAGCATCATTCGTGAATCCTTCAATGCTAGGATATACGTGATATAATGTCAATACTAAAATACAGGACTAAAATATGGTAAAGAAAAGTGAACTAATAGCAGCATTCAAATGGGATCTGAAACAATCAGAGATCAAGAAGAAAGAACTAGATGGTAAGATAGCTATATGGAAGAAAGAATATAATGGTGAACCATACGGTAATGAACGTAATGGTAGATCTAAGATAGTATCTAGAGACATCAAGAAGCAGAGTGAATGGCAACATGCTGCAATCATAGATCCGTTTGTAAGTAGTAATGATATCATCAAGTGTAGTCCTGTAACATACGAAGATAGAGAAGCTGCTATACAGAATGAGATCATACTCAATACACAGTTCTGTAGACAATTCGGTAGATACAACTTCATGACAAAGATGCTGAAGGTACTGGATCAAGAAGGTACAGCAGTAGTACAATGTGGATGGGAATACGAAGATGCAGAGGAAGAAGTAGAAGTACCTGTATACCAACTAGATCCAATGACAATGCAACAAGTACAAGTAGGTACAGAGATGCAGAAACAAACTGTGATCAAGAAGAATCAACCTACTGCTAAAGTATGTAGAAATGAGGATATCTTCATAGACCCAACATGTATGGACAACATGGATGAGTGTCAATTCGTAATACATAGATATGAGACTAACATGAGTACTCTCAGAGCTGATGGTAGATACAAGAATCTAGATAAGGTAAATCTAACTAGTGCTGAAGCTACTAATAATGGTGAACAGTACTATCCAGAAGACAAGACATACTTCAGATTCAAAGATGATCCTAGGAAGAAGATCGTAGTATATGAATACTGGGGTAACTATGATATGAATGAAGATGGTATAGCAGAACCAGTGGTATGCTGCTGGGTGAATGATACCATCATAAGACTGGAGAGCAATCCATATCCTGATGGTAAACCACCATTCATAGTAGTACCGTTCGCTAGTGTACCATTCCAGCTACAAGGTGAAAGCCATGCTGAGATGCTGAGTGATACGCAGAAGGTAAAGACTGCTATCCTCAGAGGTGTCATAGACAATATGGCACAGAGTACAAATGGTCAGAAGGGTGTGAAGAAAGGTGCACTAGATATAGCAAATAGGAAGAAGTTCCTAGGTGGTGAGAACTTCGAGTTCAACAATAGTCCACAAGACTTCTGGGATGGATCATATAATGAGATACCAGCTAGTGCATTCAACATGTACACACTGATGACAGGTGAAGCTGAATCAATGACAGGAGTAAAAAGCTTCGGGCAAGGTATCAGTGGACAATCACTAGGAGCTAGTAGTGCTACAGCCGCAAGAGGTGCTCTAGACGCTACAGCAAGCAGAAGACTTAACATAGTACGGAATGTAGCAGAGAATGGTATCAAACCACTGATGAGAAAGTGGATGATGTACAATGCAGAGTTCCTAGAAGAGGAACAAGTAGTACGTATAACCAATGATGAATTCGTACCTATCAAGAGAGATGATCTAATGGGTGAGATAGACATAGATATTCAAGTAAGTACTAATGAAGATAATGCAGCTAAAGCACAAGAGATAGGATTCGTACTACAGACTATCGGACCAAATGAAGATCCTGGTATCAGACGTATACTCATGAGTGAACTACTACGACTACATCGTATGCCAGATGCAGCTAAGAAGATAGAAGAGTATCAACCACAACCAGATCCGTATGTTGAGCAGATGAAACAGCTAGAGATGCAGAAACTACAAAGTGAGATAGCAGAGAGACAATCTAGAGCAAGTGAGAATGGTGTGGATATAGAAGTCAAGACTGCTAAAGCTGAACTCGATAGAGCAAAAGCTAGAGCTACAGGGAGCAAAGCAGATCTAGATGATCTCAACTTCCTAGAGAAAGAGAGTGGTATTGATCATCAGAAACAAATGGAGATGCAAGACCATAAGAGACTAGGTGATATGGACAAGCTAGCAATGCAAGGTATGCAGAAAGAACGTATAGAAAAGATGAAACCTAAACCTAAAGGACTAGCAAGATGAAAGGACTAGCAGGAACAAGAAGCAGTATGAGAGAGTACTGCCTAGGTAAAGGATATGATGGTATCACTGATGACTGCATCAAGAAAGCAAAGAAGAGTGGTAACAAAGAAGTACGTAAGCTAGGTACAAAAGCAATGAGTACTAAGAGATTGAATAAAGGAGACTGATATGTTAAAGCTACTATGCATGATACTACCAATGAAGTACAAGAAAGCTCTAGTGCTAATGCTACTAGATGATATACTAGATAGTAATACTACTACTGTAGATAAACAACTAGGAGAACTGATAGTATCTAAAGTGATAAAAAGTACAGGTAACAACATAACAGCATTCATCGTAAAGGACTGATATGACTACTGAAGATATCCCACTACAGAAAGATGGTCTATGGGTAGGAATACCACTGATCAGTGAAAGTACTAGTATATACAATGCATCTACTAATGACATGCTGGTAAGACTAGGTGCAAGCAGTACAAGCTATGGTATCACAGTACCAAAGGGAGCAACAGTACTAGTAGATGAGACAGTATACGTAAGACCACTGAAGCATTCTAATGTACCAAATGTAGGCTACATCATGGTGACAAGATGATAGCACCTGATAATACAATAGATCTACGAAGACCTGCAACAGGTACAGGTACTACAGAAGTAGTGGTTGGTAGTGATGGACTATCTGCGTATCAGCTAGCTGTGAACAATGGATTTGTAGGTACTCTACAACAATGGCTCCTATCACTCAAAGGAGCTGATGGGACAATAGGGCAAGATGGTAGTCCTGGTACTAATGGGCTAGACGGGGCAGATGGATACACCCCTGTGAAAGGGATAGACTACTTCGACGGTGCTACAGGTCCAAAAGGAGACAAAGGAGATACTGGTCTGCAAGGTCCTCAAGGAGCACAAGGTATTCAAGGCATACAAGGACCTCAAGGACCTCAAGGTATCAAAGGAGATACGGGTACAGCAGGCACTAATGGAACTAACGGTACAAATGGCGTAGGAGTGCCAGTAGGCGGGACAGCTGGTCAAGTCTTATCCAAGATAGACGGTACAGACTACAACACACAATGGACTACACCATCAGTAGGTGGCGGAGGTTTGACTGCTCAAACAGCAATACTTACTGCAACACAAGCCTCTACTGTAGTCACTATGGCAAACGTGACAGCATTAGCTTTACCTATGGAAGCCAATGCAGTGTATCAAGTTGTTTGCTTTGTGACATTTCAATCTGCCGCAACTACAACTGGATTAGGCTTAGGCTATACCTCACCATCAGGGTGTAGATGTATGTGTGAGATAGTAGTGCCATTAACAAGTACAGCTGTAGCCTCTCAACTACGTACAATATTTCCAAGTGCTGCAATAGCTACTAATACTGGAAGCGTGTTAGGTACTGGTGTAACTGCTATCAACTCTAACCATACTGCAATGATAAGGGGTATCATTCGCAATGGAGCAACTGCTGGTAACTTCCAAGTACAGTTTAGAAGCGAGATAGCCTCAAGTGCTGTGACTTTGCAAATAGGTAGTGAGCTGCAGCTCATACGAATAGCTTAATTGACAATAGCACTAAGTTTCAGCTAAGATTCCAATAACACACCAGAATAGGTATGTGTATAAACTGTCTCAATCTAATAGGAGTCACAATGACCACCCAAACAGAAGTAGAATTAGAAATGGTAGAAACTCAACAATGGGTATCTAGATATGAAGCATTACAACGGTTAGAGAAGAATGCTGATTTCATCAATGTAATCAGTGAAGGTTATATCCGTGACAGAGCACTCAATGGTGTGAGTATGTTGGCTAATGAGGGTGTTAAACGCCAAGGACAACGTGGAGACATCATGGAGATGTTAGTAGCTGTAAGTGCATTACAAGACTACTTTGGAATGCTAAAGAACCTAGGTGCTATTGCTAAAGATGATATGGACGAGGAAACTGGTCCACTAGCTGAGTAAGGAGTAAAACATGAGTACCACTGAAAGTGACTTCATGGAAGTAGATCCTGAAATGGAACGTATCTGGAGAGAAGATGATGAACCATCATTCTCTGAAGTACGAGCTACCATGGCTAATGAAGAAGAGACGGTAGAAGAAGAATCGGAACAACCTACAGAAGAAGTAATGGATTCCGTAGAAGATGAAGCTGTAAGTACTGAGGAAGTAGAAGAGGAGTCAGAAGACGAACCAGAAGCTACAGAAGAGAAAGCAGTAGAAGATAACAGTACGTTCAAGATCAAAGCTAGTGACATGGAACTGGATCTCACATTAGATGAGTTGAAAGCTCTAGCTAGTAAAGGTCTAGACTATACAAAGAAGACACAGACACTTGCTCCTTGGAGGAAGACAATCTCAGCACTGCAAGAGTCAGGACTGGGAGAGACTGATGTCAGTCTAATGATAGATGTACTGAAAGGTGATAAGCATGCTATTGCAGAAGTATTGAATCGAACAAAGGTAGATCCTCTCGAACTAGATACTGATAAAGTAGAATACACACCTAAGTCATATGGTAAGGATGATACTCAACTAGCTATAGAAGATGTAGTTAATGAGATCAGTATGGACAAGGAATACGAAGTCACTGCTAAGGTAGTAGATGAAGTATGGGATAGTGAGTCTAGACAAAAGATGGCTAAGAATCCAAGTCTTATTCGTGGTCTACATGAAGAAATCAAAATGGGTAGATATGAAATCGTAGCTCCTATAGCGATGAAGATGAAGACAATGGATATGGTACGTGGAGGACAAGTACAGAGTGATCTAGACTACTATCAATCAGCTGTGGATGCATATCTACAGTCAGCTCAGCAACAACAAGCTGCACAAAAAGAACAGGGTAAGCAGAAAGATGTACAAGATAGATCTACTGCTAGGAAAGCAGCTACTACTACGAAGAGAATGAGTGGTGGTAAATCTGTAATAGACTACCTAGATGACAATGATGATGACTTCGACAAGTGGTTATCAGATGTCAAAGCTAGAGCATAATAAGGAGAATTAACATGGCAACAAATATTTATGGGAATGGTACTACAACTGCAACTGCAGGTGCTAATACTGTTGTACACTACTACGACAAGGCAGGGGTAAAAGCTGCTAATGAAATCAATGTATATGCACAATGGGCTGATCGTAAAGAAATGCCATTGAATATGGGTAAGACATTTAAGATCAGTAAATGGTTACACATCTATGATCGTGAGTTGACTGATACTGATTTCAGTACTAAAGGTTATTTGACTGCAAGAGATATCGCTGATGTCACTGCTGGTTTGACTGCTACTGATGGTTCAGGTGCTAAGCTCACTGAAGGTGCTGGTGCAACTAACAAGCGTTCTATCAAAAAGATCACAATGGAAACTGCATTCTCTCGTTATGGTGAGATGGTTGATTATACTGATGAAGTAACAATGTTCTCTGAAGATATCATCCAAGTACGTTACCGTGAAGAGCTAGGTCGTTTGGCTAATCGTCGTTCAGAGGATTTGGTACAATTGGATATGTTAGGTACTACTAACATCATGTATGCAGGAGTTGCTACAGGTATTTCTGGTATTGGTACTGGTGTTGCTGCTAATGGTTCTGACGATGTTGACTTCAAAGTGTCATATGACTTGATCCGTAAAGCTGCTCGTAAGTTGGTACGTAACCGTGCTGAGAAGAATACAGAGATCGTAACTGGTTCTACTAAGATCGATACTCGTACTATCAACAAAGCGTTCTATGCTATCATCGGACCTGAAGTTAAGTATGATCTTGAATCATTGGTACGTAACAGTGGTCAATATTCTGAAGAGATCGCATATGTTCCTGCATACAAATATGCTGGTGCTGCTAACCTCGCTGAAGGTGAAGTTGGTGCAATGCAAGATGTTCGTTTCATTGAATCAGAGTCTGCTGTTGTGTATGCTGGTCAAGGTGCAGTTCCTCCACAGAACTACGTAGGTACATTGTCTATCACTGGAGCTACTGACTTGACTTCTGCTACTGCAGGTGATCGTGGTAAGTTTGATGTATTCCCTATCTTGTTCCCTACTAAAGGTTCATTTGCAACTGTAGGTCTCAAAGGGTACAACAAGATCAAGTTCAATGCAGAGTCTCCAGAGACTATCAGCTTGACCAATCCGTTTGGAACTAATGGTTTCTTCTCATACTCAATGTGGTATGCAGGTATCATCCTCCAACCAGAGAAATTGTTGAAAGTATATGTTGCTGCTACAGCCTAATAACTGATCCCTTCGGGGATCTATGATATAATGTCAACTAACACATAAACAACCCAAAGGGATTTATAATGGATAAAACACTAGAAGAATTAAAAGCTGAAGCAGATGTACTTGGAGTAGAGTATAGTCCGAACATTGGTGCTAAGAAGTTAAGTGATAAAATTGAAGCCTACTATATGAATCAGGCAGCTGGTGATTCAGTTAAAGTACAAGCTGAAGTAAAAGAAGATGAGCCTGCAGTAACTACGACTACTAGCTCTAAAGGTGAGACAGAAGCTCAACGAGTAATTCGTAAACGTAAAGAGGTAATGGATGCTAAGACTGCTGCATTCAAGACAAGAGTAGTAACTGTATCAAATAATGATACAAGAGAAAACAGTGTAATCACTGCAGACTACTTCGGATTTGAGAATCAGCATTTTGGTAAGTCACTACTAGTACCCTTCAACGTACCAGTAGAACTGCCACAAGGTATCATTGAGATCATCAAGTCTACACCAATGACAATCCATACGGATGAGATCATAGGAGGTAAGCGTACTGGTAACAAGGTAGCTAAGCATGCTAAGAAATATAACATCTCATATGAAGATATGAAGTAACTATAGTGCCCTCTACGGAGGGTACTGCTAGATACTACAAAGGAATAACATGGGAATACCTTCAGCTACAATCAATCTATCAAATAACATCCTCACTACTACTACAACATCAGTAGTAACCATATCATTCAGTGAAGCTGTGACAGGATTTACAGTAGGAGATATAGCAGTATCCAATGCAACACTAGGCACACTGACAACTACAGACAATATCAACTTCACAGTGACAATGACAGGTGCCAGTAACGTACTGGATAATAGCAATACTGTATCCATAGCAGATGCAGTGTGTACAAGTGTATCAACCAGTCAAGCCAATACAGCAGCAACAAGTACAAACTACACAGTCAATACAGTAGAAGTAGTAATAGATCCAAGTGTAGTAACTGATGGTACAGCGAGTGTAACAGGAGATGGTGTATTTGATGTGTTCATGCAAGCAATAGCAGCACATCTCAAAGTAGAATATGATGCAAGACGTATCACATCAGATACATATCCTACAGTCTATCTAGGAGCACTACAGACAGCACTGACACAAGCAGTGACATTCTCACTACAAAGACCACTGATAGAGAAACAAGCTAATAGTGAAGATGCTAAGAAAGCACTCATAGAGAGACAGACAAAAGGATTTGATGATGATGCTAAACAGAAGCTATTGAAGCAAGCTCTAGATTCATGGTCAGTAGCATACTCAGTGGCTCAAGATGCAAACTCAATCCCTGATGCTATCAAGGTCAATCCGATAGATAGTATCATGAAGAATGCAATGGACAGTCTAGCTATCGTCAAAGGTAATAACCCTCTAGGAGAAATCTAATGGAAGTACTAGAGTTTCTAAATAAGAAGATAAGAGAAGAACATGGTAACAAAGTCACAATAGAGTCAAAGTGGACTGATGCAGGTATAGACAGTTTTGGATCTACAATGGTACTGTGTGACATGGATGCAGAATATGGATGCTTTGATAAAGAATGGTTCAATACTACAGACTTCTATACGTTGACCATACAAGATATAGTCGAAAGGGTTATCAATGAAAGTCCTAAGCTACAAGTACCTACTGCCTAATACTGAAGGTATCATAGAAGAACTGGATAGAGATGGATATATGACTACACAGTATATCAGACTGGTAGAAGACTATATCAATACTATAGAACTAAAAGGTAAAGTAGCATTCCTGTATGCAGGTGGTGTAACAGCTACTGTCAGTGAATGTAGAAATGCTGTGAATACTGATAAGTACAGAGAGAAGCTAAAGCCAAGTGGTATGGGAATACGAGATCTAGCAGCATACAGTATGCATAAGTGGGTAGGTATGATGAATGGGAAAGAGAACATATGCTATGCTAATATAAATGGTAATACATGTGCAAGTAGTATGTACTGTATATACGAGGCTCAGGAGCTACTGAAGAATGGATATGATGAAGTTATCATAGTAGCAGAAGAAAAGACCTCACACAGTACTCTACGTGTGTTTGATGAGCTACGTATAGATATCAAGATAGGAGAAGCTCTAGCAATCATACATCTCGGTAAAGGTACTGGTATAAGCAACTGCAAAGTATGGTATGAGTACAACAGCAATCCATTCGGAGTAACACCAACAGGATACTGTAAAGTGGTGTCAGATAGTGACTATATCAATCCTCATGGCACAGGTACAGCTATCAATGAATGTGCTGAGTCTGAAGTATATGGGGATACTCCACAACTACGATACAAAGAGACTATAGGGCATACACAAGGTGTCAGTGGTCTAGTAGAAGTATGTATGGTACTTGATGAAGATGTGAGTGGTAAAGTACTGTGTGTCTCAAGTGGTCTCGGAGGGTTCTATGCCTCATGCATCGTACACAAGTAATGGTGATCTCTACTGTGTAGAGAAAGTCACAGACCACTCAGAAGTAGCAACAGATGTATTGATGATACTGGCAGATGCTGAGATAGAGAATGTAGATGAATATAGTGCTAGAATGCATGAAGCAATAGACCAAGGACTAGCATACCATATAAAGAAGAACGGTGCAACAGTAGGAATCATGTACAACAGAGTCCATGAGGGTAAATATGAAGGATCCTGCATATACTGCAAGAATGATACAGTAGGTATGATGATACTACTAAAGACAATGTTTGAAATTAATGATGCACATAAGATATACGTAATGCCTTACAAAGGCAGTATTAAATACTTCCTATCACTAGCAACAGAAGCAAGCATAAAAGCATATCATGTTAAAGAAGCACCACTAGTAATAGTGAAGAATACAATAGTACCAAAAGGTACAAGAGCTTTCAGATACCTAGAGATAGAGGAACTATAATGGGAGCAGTAGTAGATGTAGTGGAAGATACACTAGAAGACTTCGTAGCTATAACAACAATCATACTCATCAACATGTTTCCAGGTGAGGCACTGATACTAGCATACCTGTGTGATGAGTGTGAATCATTCATGAGTGATCAGATAGGTATAACACTAGGATGGTTAGGCATAGAAGAAGAAGATGTCATAACAGTACAGATGCAAGATCAGCTACTGATACAAGACCAGGACTTCTACAAGAACCTCATGACACAAGTAGCAATAGAACACCAAAGAACTCAGAAGGGAATCATAGACCTACTAGCTGTAAAGTCACAAGGTGTAAGAGGATCAATGAATAAATACTCAAGTTATGGTAAGAGTACATTCCTAGATGGTGAACCTACTACGACTGTCAATACTGTAAACATAGATGAGAGTGTGGTAGAGTTAGCAATAGAGACTGATACTGGCGAGAACATAACTGTGACATCACTATCAATGAGAGTACCAACAGAGACAGAATGGGTAGGATACAATCTGACATTCACACATGACTATAATCCTACCACAGGAATACTGATATATACTGGTGTGAGATACATGGTATTCTCAAGTACATATAACTATGGTACAGGTAAGTATGATGTGGAGATAGGCAGAGAATGCATACAGACAGTGACAACAACTGTGACAGTAACAAACATAGACGCTACAACAGATAATGTGCATACAGTAGTAGAAACAATAGTTACAGCATATGAGGGTATAATCAGCACAACAACAAATACAACTGATGTTGTAGTACCAATCGGGACAGTCTCAAACAGTACAAATGTAGTAACTACAAACATAGTGGTGGGAACAACACTGTTATATGTAGATGACTTCTTACCAAATCTAGCATATGTAGCACACTACACAATCGTAGGAAGCAGTGATGAGTACTACTGGATATACTTCGTAGGATCAGGAAATGCAGCTCTAGACAATGCAAGAAACTACCTCACTGACCTTGATATGCTACCAATAGTAGAACTACGAAGTAATGCTACATCAATCACAGCAGACAAAGAAAGTACTAGGTACAAGCAATCAAAAGAGATACTAGGATTCATAGGCATAGATGTAGATACAATGTGTGAAAGCATAGACAGCAATCCAAATGTGGATGGTATAGCAGCAGCATATGTGTACTTCGGAGCAGAACTAGGAAGCAATGACCCAATCCAAGCAGAACTGATATATGCAACAATGGAGTATATCTATGATGATCCAACTCTAGTAACAGATGGTGTGCATACCATACGAGTACAAGAAGGAAACTACAACTCATCAATATCATGGGATGAACAAGAACGTCTAACAGTATCAAGAACTGGAGTACCAGTAGGAACGTATGAAGGTGGTATAGGGGATATAGCAATAGTAGAGGATGTGCCAGATGAGGAAGGTAATGTAATAGATACAGAGACTAAGTATAGATACTATGCATGGGTACGAAAGCAAGTGACTAGCTCATACTATGTAGAATACAGAGTATATAATGTGTCAGCAATAACACTGATCACCAAAGGTGCAATGTATGATACAGTATTCAAAGTACTATCTCCTGACAATACGATAGTAATACCACTGAGCATATACTTCCTGAACAAGCTGACACCAATAGAGCAGGGAGTAGTATTCCCACAGATACTGAGAATGGTAACATACGCTGCTGATATACAGCATCTAGACTACTACCAGACGGAAGCATTCTTCAACCTGATACAAGTTGTAGTAGTAATTGTAGCAATAGTAATATTCATATTTACATGGTACACAGGTGGAGCAACATCAGCAGCATTCATGACAGCAGTAGAGGGTCTACTGATAGGAATGGCAATAGGCTATGCACTACAGATGCTACTGGCTGCAGTAGACAATCCCTACCTAAAAGCACTGATAGTAGTAGTAGCTGTGATAGTAGCAGTATACACAAACCAATTCAATGGGGATATGCTAAAAACCGTAGTGTTCTCAGCAGATCTACTACTGACTGCAGTAACACAATATGCAGACTCAATACTAGAAGGAGGATTCTCAGCACTAGCAATGGAATCACAGAACTTCTTGGAGAAAGCAAAGGAAGCAGAAGATAAACTGAATGAGTATACTGATATGATAGCAAGTGTACTCAGTACAGAGGAAGTACAAAGATTATCTAGAATGCAAGAAGCTAAAGCATACATAGAAGGATTTGAGCTACAACGATATAGAGCAAGCGTAGACTTCATGTGCAACTGGGATCTAGTAAAGTCAATGAAGATGAATACAAACATATATGACTATGATCAACACTATAAAGTGAATGTACTAAGCATAGGCTAGATAGTATGATATAATATCGAAAAGCTAAATAGCTAATAGCTTTAATGTAAATATAAAGTGAGGATATAATTATGGCAGGACTAGCAGGAATGACTCCTATCCAACGGATAAAAGCAATACAAGGTAACAATGCATTAGCACTAGAACTTCCTGGTAATATGAGAACTGCTAGCCAGCCTAGAGCTAGTAACCTAGTATCAGGTGAGTATGGTCTGAATACCACAGTACCAACAGTGGCTAATACTCAAACTAATGGACTAGCAACAGCACCACAAGGTGCAACAGGATGGCAAGCAACTGCTAATAAGTATCTAGGTACTGGTTTTGGTAATAAGAGAGGATTAGAAGGTAATAACTACATGTTTACTAATACAGATGGCACACAAGGCAGTCTAGCTATTGACCCTCAATATCTGCAAGGAGCTGAAGGAGCTGCTGTGTATGATGCTATCAACAATCCAACACAAGGTTCTGAAGGTTCAGGAGCTGGTGGCATGGGAGACTACATGGGTCTAGCTAATCTAGGTGTAAATGCATTCAATGCCTACAACAACTACACACTAGGCAGAGAGAACCTAAAGATGGCAAGAGATAAGTTCGGATTTGAGAAAGCAGCTACCACTGCAAACTATGCTAACCAAGCTAAGCTGGCTAATAATCAGATACAGAATGCAGGTGAAGTAGGTATGGGTCTAGCAGGTAATACAATGGATGCTACAGCTAGAGCTGCAAGACAAGCACAGATGGATGCATCTAAAGTACGAGAGACAATATAAAGGATCATCATGCCGATACCAACACAATGGAATAATATAATGCCTAACTTCAGTGGTAGTGCTCAAAGCATGAATACTGCTACTGAGAACTTCAACCAAGTAGGTAATGTAGCAAATCAATACATGCAAGGGTTAAAACAGGAACAAGAGCGTAAGGATAAACTAGCTAGAGAAGCAAAGCAAGATGCTCAATGGGATAAGCAATTCTCTCTACAAGAGATGGCAAATACAAGAGCAGGTCTACAGGCTGATAGAGAAGCACAAAAGTATGTGCAAGAATTAGCTACAGATGAAGCTCAAGCAAAAGCAAGTGAGTACCTCAACGCAGCGAGATCAAATGTGGTGACACCCCAACAAGCAGATCAAATCCTAGCAGCATATAATAAGAACCCTAAAGCAGATGTTTTAGGGCTACAAGCAAAAGCTGTTAAACAGTACGAAGCATCTCCAACTATGCAGAAGAACTTCATTGGAAATGTAAGTATAGATCAAGGACCAATGGAAAAAACCATACAAACTATAGATCCTACTACAGGTGAAGTTGTAGATAAAATTCTACAAGCTGCTCCAGATATGAAAGAAGCTCAGGCTAGAAAGGATATGATACTCTCTGACTTAGATAAGAAGATCCAACAAGACTCACTAATGGCATGGGATAAAGAGAAGTTTGGTACAGAAGTTGGGTTTAAAAAGCAAGAACTAGGGTTAAGAAGGAAAGCACTAGAAGTTGATAAAGCCCCTAAGTTTCAGCCATATACAGTAACTGTAGGTTATGACAGTAAAGGTCAATATACAAATGATCCTTCTAAAATTGCATATAAATCACAAGTCAATATAAATAGTCCTAGAATGGAAGCTGCTGTATCAGGTAAATACGGTACTGATGCACTACAACTTGGGACTCTCAGTGACTTCATACCTAATAGGGATAGAACAAGTAAGACTCAAAAGAGTGTGTACAGTGGAGGTATGCTAAAAACTATGCAGGATAGATGGGGAGGATACGATGCATCTAAAATACTCAGTATGGCAGAAGTTGTTCTAAAAGCAAACCCTAATATAAGTCCAGATGCAGCAATTGGTGTTGTAGAGGATGTGGCTTCTAAAGGGGTTACTGATGCTGTATATGTCAAAGATGTAAATGATAGACTATTAGATCTTGGATATACAGGTACTATACTGAAAAAATAAACAACTACCATATGCTATAATGCTATAATCAATACACAAAGGTATAGCATATGGGACTCCTAGAAGACTTCACCAATACAAACAATTCCTCATCCAAAGCACAAAACCTACTACAAAGAAAAGATACAAAACTGTTAGAGATGATGGGTGCACCAAAAGTACCATTAGAGCAACAGCTAAGACAGTTGGACACTCAGAGAGATATTGCATTAGAAAATGCACAAGGAGATGAGCTTAAAATAAATAGAATACTCAGTGAACATACAAATGCAACTGGAGATGCTATATCAAGTACCTCTCCTACTCCCTATCAAAATACCTCATACTCTTCTCCTTCAATAGCAGAACTCCGTAAGCGTAATGAAGAATTGAATGGTGGAGGTGATCTACTGAATCTCCCTAAAGCTGCTGGAAGTGGTGCACTTAACCTATTCTCTAAAGGTGCTCAGCTAATAGGAAAAGGTGGTGAAGTTCTAGGTGATAGCATATCCGCAGTAGGAGACATGCAAGAGAACTTTGATGCAAAACATACAGTTCCTGGTAGTGGTATGGACACTCTCGGTAAACTCTTTACTAAAGGTACAAGAGCTGTTGGAGACTTCATTTCAAATGAAGCTATACAACTGCAGCAAGAACAGGCACAGTCTAGAAAGTCTGGACTATTTGATAAAGTAGTAGGGTATAATCCAGAAACAGTACGTAAAATGGGGAGTCAGTTCGCTGATGATGTTCAAAAAGGTGAGTACTTCACTGCTGTAAGAAATGTACTATCAAATCCTGAAGGTATGGCTACTGCTTTTGTACAGAGTGCACCAGAAATGGCTGCTATGTGGACACCTATAGGATTTGCTGCTACAGCTACTTCTAACGCTAATGCAGCTGTATATGATTTAGAGCAGAGTGCTCAAGCACAAGGCAGAGAAGCTACTGTAGCCGAAAAAGGAATAGCAACTGGAATATCTGTAGTATCCACATATTTGGATAGACTTGGAGATAAAGTATCTATGGGTGCTGTTAAAATATCAGAACCTGCTAAAGATACTCTAATAAAAACAATCAATGCTATGACCCCTGATGTAAAGAATGCGGTACTCAAACAGTTTGGAGGCACTCTTGCTACTATAGGGTTAAAAGGAGGAGAATTTCTTGGTAAGGCTGGAGTAGAAGGTGCTACTGAATATGCTCAAACTATAGGAGAAGGTAAAGCTTCTGATGTCAATAAATTGAATACTGAGCTGTCTGATGTAGAACATCGTCAAGGGTTAGAAGCTATGGGGATAGGATTTGGAGCTGGGGGTGTACCTGCTGCTGCAACAACTATACCAGGTGTGGTATCAAGTGTATCCGATCTCACCAATAAAGGATTAGATTCTATAGCCAAAGACTATCGTACTGGTAAAGTAGCAGATATAAATGCTGCTAAAGCTGAAAGAGAAGCATTCACTGCTGATATAGACTCAAGACGAGTACCTATCACTGAAGACATGAGTGAAAGAGATGTGAAACTAGCAGAAGGTATCAATGATCATATAGACAAGATTCAAGAGCTAGATCCAAAGACTGAAGCATATAGTGATACTGTGTCTAAAATGATAGAAGACACTAATAGATGGAAAGCTAAAATGGATACTGCAGTGACTCCTACTACAACTACAGAAGTAGAGTCTACTACTGCTGAGGAAACTATACCTACAGTACAAGAGTCTAAAGTACAAGTAGAAGAAGATACTCAACTGGATGAGGTGCAGCAAGAGAGACTGCATAAAGCTGGTATGTCAAAGATCACTACGCTCAATGATAGAACATCCAAAGTAAAGGTATCTCCAATAGAAGGTACAAGAGTATCAGAGACTTCAAAGAAGAAGGGTAAGCTATTTGATCCTATGAGTACTACTGATGAGAAGATCAATGAAGTGGTAGCAGAAGGATATGATAAAGACAATAAAGATACTACATTCATGAAACGTATAGCAAAGAAGCTAGGATACGGTAAGCAAGAACATACACAGATACAGAACCTAGCAAAAGAGATAGAAGGTAAACTGGATGTAGCACAAGAAGCTATGTCTAATATTCTACCAGATGGTGAGACAGCTACTGTGGCTAATGTACTAAGAGCTGTAGCAATAGGTATGAGCAACATAAGAAGTGGTCAGACTGCAGAGTATGATATCAGTAACAAGTATGGTATGGAACATAAGACAAGTGGTGCAAGAAAGCTACAGCTGGTGAACCAGATAGGACAAGCATACACTAATGCATTCGGATTCAAGCTAACAGGTACAGCAGAAGATGTAGCTAAAGCGTATGCTGAGAGAGGTCAACATATCATACAGCTGATGCAAGATCTAGGTATGGTAACAGAGACTGAAGAGAATCTTCCAGTGCACAATATTGTAGAGAGTGATCCTATGAATCCTGCTATGAGGTATGCTGATAAGAAGAAGCGTACAGCTATGATGAAAGTATTGACACTAACATCAAATGAGAGTACTGGCAGTAGAAAGAATAAGAATAGATTGGTAGATGCAGTGAGTACATTCAGTAAGCTGTTCACTCCTCCTAATGTGGAAATACCTGCTACAGAAGGGCAGACTGCTGTAGTAATGTCAAAAGGTGCTGAAGATGTAAAGATCTCAAAAGAACACCAAGACATCATAAAACAGTACAGTGAGCTGAAATACAAGATCAAACCAGAAGCAATGAGTATACTGAAAGATCTCAAGAAGCTATATGATAAGCATGATCAGGATATTGACAAACTCATAGCAGAAGAAAAGGATGTAGTAGAAGCACTGCAACTGGTAGATGGAAACTCAGCATTGACTAAGATGAGTGAAGTAGGACGAAAGATAAATCGTACTGGAAACCTAGCAGCTGTACTTGAAAGTCTGGATGAGATAGAAGCTATGATGTCAGAAGAAGGTGGATTCAACTACCACTATGAAAGTGCTATCAATGAACGTATACATGTACTGCAGACTGTGCTGGAGTTCCAAGGTGATAAGTACATGGCAAGACAGATGGTGACAGGTGGTGAGTACACTACAGCCAATGAGGATGCATTCAACATACTGGTAGCAAATGTGGCTGATGAGATGGGAATATCAGAAGATGAAGTGAAGAATCCTACTGGTAAACTGGGTAAGGTCATAGAGAGCATAAAAGGGAAGAATGGAACAATATCTCTAGCAGACCTGGTGTATCTATCAGGAAAGTTCGATGTAGGATCACCATTCAAACTACTGTCTCTACTGAGAGCTGTACATGATATCAGTAAAGCAGATGGCTACAAAGTGACTACATCATACATGGTAGAGAGTGATGCTACTGCAAGTGGTGTGGTAAATACTCTATTGAACATCTCAGGGTTTGAATCTATCCAGAAGATACTAGGGAAGCTAGGTATAGGAAAGTATGCTGTAGAAGGTGAAGTACAAGATCCATACAACATACTATCAGATGTAGCAGTGGCTAATGATACCATGAGATACAATGAAGAGGTCAAACCTATAGTGGACAGACTGACTACTGTAATGTCAAATGGTAAAGAAGGTGGTGCTAATAAGTTCCTACGTGAACTGGTGAAGTATGCAATGATGCCCTGGTTCTACGGACAGAAGGGGGACAATACAGGACACAGCATGGGTAACTCTATAGCAGTGGATATGGTGAAGTCAGCTATCAATGGTAATGCTCCTGCACTGAAATGGGTGAATGAGATACTAGGTACAGAATATACTACAACAGATACAGCAAAGATCAGCAGTGTGACAGGAAAGCTACAGCCTATGATAAAAGAAGTATCTCAAAAGGATATAGAGACTCTATCAAAGTTCTTCGGTGAGACTGTTGGTGATCACTATGTTCGTACTCTAGAAGATACCTTCAGTGATGTCAAAGAGTACAGAAAGATGATGAATGATATGTATACTCTTCTGGACAAGAGTGGAAAGTGGGAAGGTACTATCAAGAGTGCAATGGGTACAGAACTAGGAACAAATGAGAAGATGTCCATACAGAAGCTCAAGTCAATGACTCTCAAAGACATCGACAAAGAACTTCTAGTAGTGAACAAGATGCTGAATAATAAGACATCATTCAACGTCAACCTACAACATGCTACAGATGCTGCTCTACTACTACTGACATTGAGAGATGTAATGGCTTCTAAAGGTAATACTGATGGAATCATGACAGTGCATGATGCACTCTATTCAGATGCTAATACAGCAAAGAGTATCATGAAAGCATACAACAAATATACGGTACAACTGGCAAAGGACTATGACTACCTCACTGCTGCACTGAATGAAGTGGAGGAAGTATATAAAGACAATACTTCTAAAGCTGTAGCAAAACAGATCCAGACTCTAAAGGATAAGATCACTGAGCTAAAGAAGAATAAGGTAGAGTTCCTATCTCCAGTAAAGACAAACATACTGGGGCAGAAGGATGCTGTAGATCTATGGGGAACTGAAACTGAAGTAGAGACTGATGCAGAAACAGTAGTCCAGAATACAAATACTGAAGCAAAAGAAGGAATCAAAAGACTACTGACTCCAATACGAAAAGACATTAGAGATGGAGATCTACTTGGAGCACTACAGAAGATTGAAGAACTACCTATAGATGAGAGTCATAAAGAGCTTCTAGGTAAGGTAATGAAAGCATTAAAGGAAGGAGTACAATTAAAGATAGGAAAAGAGTTTGCAGGAGCATATGGTGAAGTGACTGTAGGAAACATGAAAGGACTCACTCCTAATACACTCGTAGAAGTACTGGCACATGAAGTAGATCATGCTATTCAATTCCAATGGATGCAGCATAATCTTGATAGCATAGAAATGAAGTACTTAGGAAGAGTGCTGAATAAACTACCATCTATGAAAGGTAAGGTATCAGCAGATGTACAGGCACGTATAGACTATATCCTAGACCCAAAAGTCTCCTATAAGAAACCTGAGCATAAGAGACTGTATCAGACAGCTGAGCTAGTATCTATACTATCAAATGAGCCTAAGATATCTGAAGCTATTCTAGGACAATTTGGAACGTCTCAGAAGACTATAATGGAAGTGATCAAAGATCTCATAATAAAAGCATACAAAGCATTCAAAGATCTGGGAGATATCAACAGTCTAGAACTGGATACAGATACAATCATGAGTGCAATACAGTCTATAGATGACAATGCTAAGCTGAATGCTACTGTGAGCACTAAGAAGCTCTCTCCTGCTAACATGGTGAAGGAGACTGATCATAATGGTGGAATCATAATGGCACCATATAATGCTATCAATGATACTATCTCTAAGAGTAACAGCTTCATGTCAGACTGGATGATAATCTGGGGTGATACTATGGTGGGGCATATGGGTCCTCCTCTGAAGAAAGCACATGTCAACATGAAGAGAAACTCTGCGCTGTATAAGACTGCTGTGAGTATGCTACGTAATGGATTCTACAGTGGAGACTTCGCTCAACGTATGCACTATATTCTAGGACTGGCAGGAGATGTGAAAGATAAAGTGGTGAAAGAAGCACTGAAGCTATCCAATCAGTATCAGCAAGAATCAGTGAAAGAACTGGAGAATATGGCTAAGCTGGATAGACTACTGAAAGATACATACTCTAAAGGAGATCAGAAGAAGATCCATAGAATGTTCGCTGATACAGGCATAGCAAATCTGGTATTGAATGAGACAATGTTCAATAATATTCTGGAAGGCAAGATCACCATAAAAGAGGCAATGGTAGAGGTAAGCTCTAAGATGACTGCTGAGAGCATATCAAAACTGGATGATGTAGCAAACTACTGGACTACAGGTGAGACTGCCGCCAATAAGACGAATGTGTATGCTACAGGAATCTTCAGCAAGGAAGCACTGCTGTATACAACACTCAAAGCAATGAGTACAATCCCTGGAAGTCAGAAGCTACTACAGGATATGGATACTGATACTAGAAACTGGATGATGTCTCTAGCATTGATCAACAAGAAGATGAATGATGAGCTGAATGAGAAGGGTGTAGACTACAGAGGAATGAACTACTCTGATGATGCAGGATATCATGGTATGTATGATGGAAGCTATAGCATGGATATCCATGATAAAGTCTTCGAGTACAAAGCAGTAACATTGTCTGAGATGAGAAGAAGTGATAACTCAAGTGAGAATGGGTGGATAGTAGTAAAAGAAGCTACAAAAGATACTGTAGGAATCCTAGCAAGAGAGAACTATGAGTCAGGATACAATACTGGTGTAGGGCTAGAACTCAACAGATACTCCAATGGTGCACTGCTATCAAGAGATCAAAGCAAACCTATAGTGGATAAGCTACGAACACTCAACAGTGATGAAGCAAGAGAGTCATGGTTATTCCATAATGGCATGGTACAAGAAGGATCAAGATTCAGAGTGCTACTGAGCAAAGAGATGAAGACAGAGAAACTACATATGGTAGAGAATGCTGCTCATAGTCTATACAGAACATATCTCCATAACAAAGATCTGATAGCATCAGAAGCAGTACGAAGAACTCTACTGGAGAATGGTACAAGAACTATCAAGAATGAAAACGGCATGAAAGAACTGGAAAGAATACTAAAGCAGAATGATAGAGTAGGTCTAAAAGGTGAAAGAACAGAAGTAGAACCATTCATCAACATAGACTATACTGCTCCTTCACTGAAGCATATCAAAAGCTTCGATGATCTAAAGAAAGAATACCCTATGATAGCTCAATACTATAGAACTCCAGAAGGACTGACAACATTCAACAACTTCAACAAGAAAGTATCTCTGGTAAAGAGAGGTGTATCAGAAGTACTACTGGGATATAAGAATGGACAGATATTCGGTAATGATAATAGAGATGCTGCAAGATGGGAGAACATGTTCAAGAAGATGGTGATATTGGCTAAGCAGAAGATGGTAGTAATGAATCCAGTGAAACTACTGAATGATACTGTAACGAATGTGGGAGTACTATCTATGATGGACATGACACCTACAGAGATCTACTATGGTATGAAAGATGGGTACAGAGCATACGGTGAATACTCTAAAGCAAGAGGTAAGCTGGTAGAGCTACAGATGTCTGCTAGAATGGCAGATGCTACATATGAAATGAACAAGACAAAAGAGAATGAGACTGCTAAGAAGAAAGCAGTGAATGTTCTGGATAAGCATATAGCAGACATGAAAGAAATGGACTTCCATGAAGCATACAATGCAGGATTCGTACAATCATACAGTACAGATCTGGTAATAAAAGAGTTCGATACTATCAGTGGTATACAAAAAGATATAGACAATGTTATTGATAAGTATACACATGATAAGAAAGGTAATCCTAATAAGCTATTCGATGCTATCAAGTGGTTTGCAAACACTGGTCCTCAAATGGATGAGTGGCTGATAGCAGCAGGTACAAGTTCTAAAATGAAAGGTACTGATGTAGGAACTGAACTGGTAGAGATAGCTGAGAGATTGAAGAATAAGAAGAATGATAAGGAAAGTGTGAGCAGATATGTAAGTGAATTCCTAGGAAGTCCAGCATCAGAAGCTGCAGCATATGGTAGTGCCTACATGGTACTGGGAGATGTAATGGCAAAGTATACACTGGCTAAACATCTGATAGGAAGAGAGAATCCCAGAAGTGGTTCAAGAGGAAACAGACGAAAGTATACGAGTGAAGAAGCATATGCTCTAGCAAATGATACATTCATAGACTACAGAGCAAATCTTCCTAAAGAGATCAAAGTACTTAGTGACTATGGTATCCTGATGTTCCCAGCATACTGGATGAGAGTACAGAAGGTGATAGCAGGACTACTAAGATATCATCCTGTAAGTGCACTGGGAAGCTATGCTGTAGAGACTGCAATGGGAGTGGAAAATCTGAATGTACTAAATCAGAATATCGTGACTAAAGCTGGAGGATACTATGGTATAGTCCACAGTCCTACTGAGACTATATCGTTAGAATCAGTACTACTGGGAGCTGGGATGTTCTAATGACAGTCTCCTAAGAGACTGCTTTAGATAATCGACAGATAGTATAGTCTGGCTCATATAAGGAATCTGCTGGTTGTGACTTCCACTTCTGGAGATATAGCATTAAGTTCTTTCAAAAGCATTTCCTGGACTACAGCTGAAGCTTCCTCAGGTGTAGCATAACTACCTAGATACACTTCTTTAGAACCTCGTCTAACACGAGCTACAAATCTTCCACTTTTATTGGACACACCATAGTATCCTGTGGCATTATTACTATACTTTATACCAACAGGCTTCAGGCCTGTATCTCTCATATGTTTAAGATTATCTATGTTAGAACACCATTCTAAATTGTCTACAGAGTTGTCATGCTTAACACCATTCTTATGATTGATATGTTCTCCATCAAAAGGTGGTATGAAAGCTTTGCCTACCTCACGATGTATCTTCTTACAAAATACTTTACCATTAAGTTTTATGTTAACAGTCATATATCCATTTTTATCAGGTACTAGTTTGCGTTCTGTAACATTCCCATTCTTGTGGAATAAAACTCTACCATCCCTAGTTATTTCATATCTATCTTCAAAGCCTTTAATCCACATAATACTTCCTTATACATTTAGGTAAGTGGAGTATACCATTTACCTTCTTATAGTATTCTTATAGTGTATCTCGTTTATCAAGGATCTTCTGTAGCTCAGCTTCTGGTCCAACAAATGAATCAGGTTTAAGCTGTTTACCCTGCTCATCTTTGCCAGCATGAAGTTTCTGCATATTAGCTTGCATAACAATCTCAAGCGCATGTGCTGCTTGCTGAGGTGAAAGACCTAATTTAAAAATAGAGCCAAAGCAAAACACAATAGCATCAAGATGTTTATCTAATCTCTCTACTTCTCTCATATCCATAGGTACTGACACTAAGTGCATGATATGACGAGAAATGCCTTTAGGTCCTACATCAGGTATGCCTAATGATTGGGATAGCTCAGAAGTAACAAGCCCTTCAAGCATCTCCTCAATAGGATAAGCACATTCTCTCTCATCAATATATCCTTGATCTAAAAGCCCTGCTTCCAAGTTAAACTTATAGATGGTTTTAATAGGGTTATTCATTTGCCTTCTCCATGAAGTTCATCTACTACAAGCTGGGCATAGCCTGCAATGTCAATCCATGAGTCATCATAGAAAGGATCTCCGTTACCAATACGACCAATCTTATGGAAGATCATATCTAAGGATTCTCTCATGGCAGGAGTAAGTCTGCTGAAGTTGTTAGAGTGCTTAATGAAAGCATCTTTCAATGCTTGAGTAAGCTCTGCATGACCTGAGAACTTACCATAACGATTACCTCGTTCTAGTAGAATATCTTCTACACCTGTATACTGTTTTTCTAATGATGGTGACACTTAATCTCCTTTAGGTAGGTCTGGTGCAGAGTCAATTATGACCTGCATGGCTTTAAAGTATACGCCTTTGTATTGTTCATTCAGTTTAGCAAGTGCTTCAGCTTTCACTTTAGCAGATGCTTCTGATGTAGCAATAGCATCATACTTCTTACTGTATTCTTTTGGTGTCATACACTGCTCCATTTACTATAGTCTATGTCTTCCCAATCACCATCTACAGATTTGCTGTAGGTTGTTACACGACCACTGAAGAAGTCAGTGAGCACTGTACCTACAACATCATCCATGTATGGTAATGGGTTGACAGTAGTATTATAGTTAGGTTTCATACCAAGTTCCTTTAAAGCAATATCAGCACGATACTGAATGTAACGCTTCAAGTCACTGTTGGCAATGTGAGCATAATCAAAGTAATCTACTAGAGCTTCTTCATATGCTACCATCTCACGGATACCCTGATAGATATCGTACTTCAACTCATCATCCCAAATATCAGGATTCTCAGATATGAATGTACGGAACAAGTAACAGTTTCCAATGAAGTGCATATTCTCTTCTCTTCGCTGTATTCACTACGTGACGCTAATACGTAGCAGTTCTCTTATGAACTTCTGTATATTTCTATACAGGCTGGACTATATCATACTCCTTATGGAGTGGTTCCGCTTCCCATCGCTTGACGGTACTCTACTAACTCTGATGGTGTCATCAGGTTTTCGATAGTCTCTGAACTTTGTTGTTTGTAAATATTTAGTGCATCAACCCATGCAGGTTTACTTCTAGTTCTAACCCTAGAAATCCCAGATGGATGCACATTAAATAATTCCCCTATACGTTTATTAGATATAGTTGTTGTTAATGCGAAGTGCAGTATTTTCAAAATATTATTAAGATTATTTCCACTTGTCAAAGGACTCTTTGGAGGAATATAGCCTTTAAACTCATCTTCATCAAAAATGAATTTCCATCGAGTCTTGTACCTTATTAAAGATACATGCTTTGGTTCCATGTAATACTTTTCACCTAATTCTATATTTGATACTACACTATTATGCATTATATCTCTTATGATATTTCTAACTGTCTCTGCTGTAATAGTAGCACATCCATTTAATTCGCCTTTCTTAGGCGCACATAGACCAGTAGCAAAAGCATGTAGAGTGTTCTCTTTGTAAGTTATTTCCTCTAGATTAGAAATAGCATTATTGAGCTTATTCCCGTCTATATGGTTTATAACAAAACCATCTCTAATAGGTCTTCCTAGAAAACACTCATAGATAAATCTATGTGCTCTGTACTGCTTTTGTTCATTACCTTCGCGTAATGTAACTACTGCATAACCAGTTGTCTTATTTGTCATTACAGATACCATTGGTTTTCTAATACCATAGATATTGCCATCTGTATCTGCACTATATCTTTTAAACTTATGATGAAACTTTCTCATGTATGTCCTTCGTGTATTATTTCATCACTATAACATATGAATGATTAGTTTCATCTTAGGGTAGCAACCTTAGCTGCTGATTACCATATGCTTATGCACTTAGGCTTCCCAGCAATTCAAAACCTTTTAATTCGACTAGTGTCTTCGTTAATCGAATACTCTACTATGGTACAAAGACCAGGGTATTTCCCAGAGAACTGATACTTAAGGAGTGCTGCAAACTGTGCCATGAGAGAGATACCTTCAGCACCTCCCGCATAGATGGCAAGCATACGAGCTACATCTCTACGAAATACTTTATCAAGAGCAAGCTCTGATAAGTTCATAGCCTTGTACTCTTCGTACTTCTTCACCTTAGCTTTCTCAAGGTAATCAGCTTTAGAAGCCATAACAGGTATATCAAGGAAGTCCTGATAAATACTGTTAGGGAGTCCTATGGTTTCAGTGAATAGAGAGTAGTTCTCAATGTGAGTGAACTCTCTAGCCATGAAGTTCGATAGCATAGCCTGTACTTCAATAGGTTTGAATATACGAAGTAAGACTGCATAGCCATTCTCAACTGAGACTTCCTGCTGAGTAAAGAGTCTCATGGTACGAGTGATGTCATCCTTCTCTTTAGGAGAAGCTCTATCAAAGTCCTGAATGTCTTTAGCCAGTGATATGATATCAGCAGTCCAGTGAGCACGATCATGTTCTTTGTAATAGTTCCAGAATTCAGGGTATCGGAAGCCTTTAGAAGACTTGAATGTGGGAATACCATTAATGTGAATTAGGGTACTCATGTGCAGCCCAAGCAGGTATCAGACATCATATCTATTTCCTTATGTTGTATTTGTTTACGTTCACCTGATGCAGTAGAAGCGGATACTCCTGCTGTAGAACGAACGTAGTATAGTGACTTGATCTTCTTCTTCCAAGCAAGGATATGAAGGTCTGAGATGTACTGAACTGATGATCCTGCTGGAATGAAGATGTTAAGGGATTGTCCCTGATCAACCAGTGGTGAACGATCACCAGCAAGCTCTAGGAGCCAACGCTGATCTAACTCAAATGCAGTCTTGAATACATCCTTGATATCCTGTGACATCCAATCCAGATGCTGTACAGAACCACCGTTCTTCTTGATGGAATCCCACTGCTGCTCAATCCATACATGTTCATAACGATCATCAGGTGTAGCGAGGAATCCTGCATTAGCTTCTATAACTTTCTCAAGATATTTATTCTTAATAGCAAAAGATCCCTGCTTAACCTTCTTAGTGAAAGCATTCGTAACCCAAGGCTCAATACCACTAGAAGTAACACCACATAGTGATGAGATACTCATGGTAGGAGCTATGGCTGTGACATGAATGTTACGCTTGTAGTCAGTACCATTAGTAGTGCGTCTAGCTAGGGGACAACCTGATCCACCTGCAATAAGGTTATGCTTATCAGCTGATTCCTTAATCATACTGAAGATCTTCATGTTGAGACCTTTAGCAATAGAAGATTCCCAGGGAATAAGCTTAGACTGAAGCAGTGAATGGAAGCCCATTACTCCAAGTCCGATACTTCTTTCATCAATGGCTCCAGCTCTAGCTCGTTCAAAGCCAGGAAGATTCTCTGTCGAGTCTATAAAAGACTGAAGTACATTGTCAAGATAATCAGAGCAATCAGCAATGAACTGATCAAAACAATGTTGATACTCATCCCAATACTCAAGATTAATGCTACCAAGACAACAAACTCCACTATGGTTATCGTCAGTTCGAAGCGTAATCTCAGTACAGAGGTTAGATGTTGTAACTTTGATGTTTTCATGTTTATACTCCTCTGGTGCTAAGTCATTGACAGTATCAATGAATAGTAGGTATGGTTCTCCTGTAGTAATACGAGCTTCTAGGATCTGAGACCATAGCTTACGAGCTGATACAGTACGGATAGACTCACCAGTCTTAGGAGATGTAAGTACCCACAGTTTATCTTCAAGCACTGACTCCATAAATAAGTCTGATATTACAACACCATGATGAAGGTTAGGAGTACGTCGGCTACTGTCACCAGTCTCTTTACGAATGTCAATGAACTCCTCAATCTCAGGATGTGAGATATCAAGGTAAGCTGCTTCAGAAGCTCTACGAAGTCCCCCCTGAGATATGGCAAGGGTACTACGGTCTGACACTCCAAGGAAAGGGATAAGTCCAGAAGACTTACCACCATGAGTACCTACAGATTCATTCACTGAACGAACAGCAGACCAGTCAGTACCAATACCTCCACCATAAGCACCAAGGTTAAATGCTTCGTTATAGTTCTGGAAGATAGAAGGTTTGTTGTCAGCAACACTCTTAGTGAAGCATGATATAGGAAGTCCTCTATCTGTACCAGCGTTAGATGCTATAGGTGTGCTAGGATGGAACCATAGAGACTGCATGTATGATCTCATCCGAAGACCATGAGCAGTATCATTCTGATATGCTGATGATACTCTATCTAACCATCCATCGTAATCTTCTGATGGTAGGAAGTAAGTCTCCTTATAGAGAGCCTGTGAGAAAGCTGGGAGAGTGTTCCAATCTCTATTCATTTGCATTTGCATTTCCTCTAGTGAATGATGGTTTATTGAGTGTAGGAAACTCTGGTTTTTCTACTACTACTCTAGTTAAGTCATATGCTTCTTCCCATGTAATACCATCTGTATTAGCTGGAGGCTTATAACCAATGATAGGATCTAGTGTGGCTTCTATACGAGTCCCAGCACCACTATCAGTACGTCCAGCAATAGTACGAGTACTAATACTGTAACGGTCAGTACTGAAGCCTTGCTCCTTGAGCCAAAGTAGTACAGCCTCATCGAATTCCTTTGTGTTAAGTGTGATAGTCATTTATACTCCAATGTGACGTAATACTTTACGTTTAGTCATACTAGCAATAATGCTAATAATGGTAGAGATAAGTACTCTCCATGCAAATTTCAAGAAGAGAGCCATCTACTCTCCCTTGTCTGCCGCTAATAGTTCTGCTTTAGCTGCTGTAGCAATCTTCTTCATCTGGTTGATGAGACCACGTAAACGCTTAGATGATGCCTTAGTAGGCTTAGAAGCATATAGTGATACTTCAGACTGATACTTCGATACGAGTGTGTTGAATTGTTCTAACATGGTGATCCTTAGATTTGGTTGTTATTTTGTTTAGAGGTATTTAGTTTTATCCACTTAAATCCTCCTGCCGTTTTTTGTTTCCCTGCTACTGCTAGAGAGATGTATCTGAAGTCAACTCCAGTATGCAATGCTGCATCTGTTTGTGAGATAAACTCTTTTATCAGTACGCCTTCTAACGTTAACTGTGCGACAGGTACTAGCCCATTATGAGGCAGCATATGATAGCTATGCATAACGTTGTTAAAAGAGGTAGCCCATTCTAGATTTGTTATAAAGTTATTTTCTTTATTCCCATCTATATGATTAACCTGTTTCTTATTAAGGGGATTAGGTATAAAAGTCTCAGCTACTAATCTGTGTACATTACAGAGTTTCCCACTTAATACTTTTTTATTAACTCTATCCCTAACTCTTAAGTCATAGTATAAATAACCAGTTTGTTTATTCTTTTGTGGTTTAAGGTATTGTGCTTTTCCGATAGAATATACTCTACCATCATTAAAGACTATGTATTTATCATAAATGATAACTCCACCACTATTCAATAATTCATTTAACATTAATACTCCTTATTGGGTTCTCCCAGTAGTATATCAGAGTTAAACTTAAATCTGGTTATTGTCACTCCAATACTTTAGTTCATTATATAAAGCTCTAGCAATAGTAGGATCAAGATCCTTCAATGCCTGAGCAACTAAGTGTGAATTCTCAAATGTAATAGTAGTAGCAATGATGCAAGGATCTACATCAAAAGCATCTATTGCTTCTGATACGAGTTCCATTACTTCTTCTCCTGTAGATGGATATGCTGTAAATCACTAGCTTTAACCCATCCTTCAATGTGAACAAGGTTATGCTTAGTACGATATTCACTCATATTAAAGTCATGAGCAAAAATACTGCCCATACCATACATAGCAATGACTGCTACGATGAATAAGAATAGAGGTCCTCCCTCTATATTTCTGTTGATCCAATCTTTCATTACTTTTTACCGAATGATGGCTTACCGAAAGATGCTTTAGGTGCTGCTTTGGTTGTGGCTGCTGGAGCTGATCCAGAGTCACGTCCACCAGCAATCCATGCAGTGATAGCTTCTTCAGTTAGACCATCTTTGTATGTGACGTTCTCAGCATATGCTAAGTCTTTAGCAAGCTTGACACCAGCTTCTGTCTCATTGAGGATCTCTTCTGCTGAAGCACCAAAGTCTGTATAGAATGCTTTGATGACTTTCTTCTCAGAGATCTGTCCTGCTTTAGCGTAGCCTTCTGGAACGATAGAGTATTCCATCTGTACACGCATCTTAAGTTCGATGTCCTGGAAGTCAGGAAGGATAGCTACTTCTTTCATAGCTCCACCTTTAGCGATAGGGAGTTCTGCTTCTTCTGGATCAGAGATGTCTTCGATATTACAGACTACTGCTAGTTTAGAGAAGAGACTTGCTTGGAAGTTAGGTGTACCATCGTTGTTATCAAGACGGATAGCACCATACATTACTTGAGCTGTACCGTTGTTGTCTACGAATAGATTAAGAGTACGAGCACCTTTGTCGTTGATGTCAACGATGATGTTCTTGAGTGTGACATCATAGATGCCTGACTTATTAATGGTATTGCTACCGCCTTCGTTCTTGGATGCGGCAGCGAGATCAACTTTGAAAAAACTTGACATTATATTATTCCTTTTATATTTAAACTCTATGAGTATTAGGCTGCACCATGATTCTCATGAAACATGTACAGCACCTCAGCTTCTTTACGTAACTCTATTGCTTTAGTCATATCCTTAGACCTACCTAAATGCAATCTCTTTTTATTAACTGTTATCTGAGCTTCCCATACTTTATCTCTTTTATGCCATTTCACACCCATAACACCTGATGTGTTAGATGAGTACATAGATAAATTTTGACAATTTATTTGTATTGGTACTTCTCGTAGGTTACTGAGGGAGTTATTACTTCTATCATGGTCTATATGGTCAATATGCTGAGTAGGTATGTAACCATACATATACAACCATACTAACCTATGAGCAAGATAATTCTCCCTCTTAACTTTAATAGCAATGTACCCTTTATTATGAAGAGCACCAGCTATAGATCCTATTTTTACGTGGTTAGAACTTACCTTCCAACGGAAAATACCTGTAGCAGGATCATAAGATAGTAGTTCTTTAAGTGTTTCTTGTGTGAGCATATTAACCCCTTACGTGATGTAAGGTTCTGGAACTGTGTTTCAAGTTCCTTGTGAGACCTGCCTTGTTATAGGACTTATACCACAATTATACACCAACTATTATTTAACAATACTTAGTTTCAGCACATTTCGGTGCAACATGCCGTGAACGATACTGTTAACGACATCAATGTCGTCGACATGTATCAACTATTAAAATGACCACTCAGCTAGATCTGTCTGCTGTGAAAGTAGGAGATCAATGTGAGCTTTAAGTGAGAAGTATTCTTCACCTTCTTTGAGTGACTTGCTTTTAGATGGGTCTACTGTGTTGGCTACATACATCTTATCTGGAAGATCAATGATAGCTGTACGAGCTTGCTTGTCTTCACCTCTCATGTGTACTGCACGATGTTTCATCTCAGATACAAGAGTGATAGATTCATTGACTGTGCTGTAGAAGCCACCCTTCTCAAGGAACTTTCCAGATCCAAATGAGATGTAGTTACCAGTAGTCTTACCATCAGCTTTCTCTTCAATAACATGATTGAGTAAGATGACAGAGATGCCATTGAGTTCTAATGTCTCATGAATGAAGCTAGTGAGGATAGCCATCTCTTTAGTGACTTCAGCTCCCTGGCTACCATAGACGTTAGGCTTCTGTGAAGCTTTATCAATGACATCCATGAAGATCTGAGATACTGAATCAATAGCAACAATTTCTGGGTATGATCCAAAGCGTTCATTGAACAGTTCTAGCTTATCCATGATACCATCAATGTGAGTCTTCTCTCCATCTACTATGATGTCTCCACCAAAGCAGAGAGTCTTCATATCATAGAATGTATCTACAAGCATATGAGGGACTTTTAATGAGAAAGACTTAGCATCTCTAGATACAACGAATGATTCTTTTCCTAGGGTACGTAGAAGGTCTGTCTTACCAGCTCCTGCTTTACCATTGATTAGTAATTTAACTGCCATTAGTATTTTCCTTTAGTGACATTGATTTGAATATGATGTGTGTTAGTTCTGGGTAAGAACGGACTGCTTGTATGGATTCTGCCATGAGTGTAAGAGTATCAGTTATCATCTTCCAGTCATCTTCTGTAATGACTTCTGTGAGTACTGTAACTCTAGGTGGTGTAATCTTCCCAATAGGCTTCCCTGTCTTATCAGAGATGCTTCTTGTGTCGATAGGACGGTTAACATATACTAGACGTATTCTGTTAATGGGGATGCCATTGTAGCGAAACATGAAAGCATATGCAAGAGCTTGGATCTTATAATCAAATGAGATCTTAGTAGGCTCAGTAGCACTGCTATATGATTTGTAGTCTATGATGGTGTCACCTGTACGGTTGTCACAAGTACCACCAATGTAGATGTTATCTAGGATAGGACACCATAGAGAACGTTCTACTTCAGTAGGTGGATTGTGACGGATGTAATCGTTGATGAGAGTCATAGCCATATCAGGATAAGCATTACGGATAGTGTCTAACTGTATAGCATCTTCAGTGAGAGGTTGCTTCTTAGCAGTCTCAGTGATGTACTCTTCTACCATCTCTCTGGTGAAAGTAGTCTTCTCTGCATAGCTCTGAGCTGCTGCATGTACAATAGTTCCTAATACTGTAGAAGTAGAAGCAGTAAATGACTTCTCTCCTAATACGTTGTCCTTATACCATACCGAAGGGTATGAAAAGAACTTGCCTATAGATGAAGGACTGATCTTGAAGGAACAGTCAGGAATACTCAATTTTTTATATGTGAAAATGTCATGCATAATAAATATCCTCGTACTCAAAACCATACTTATCAGCTACAGATCGTAGCACATCATTAACATACCACTCATCATGGTAGCATTCTAACGCTGCTATAACAAACCTATCAAATTCTTCTTGAGTGATAGGAACTCTTTGTGTTAAATCTTCATGCATTATTCTCCTTTTGTTTGGGTTGAATACGTGGATGTACAATACCCTTCTTGATAGTTCCACCAAGATGATAGATCATAGCAGTGACTGAAGCTTCTGTACGTTCAGGGAATAATGCTCTGATCATATCGAATGTACGATCAATACCATAATACTTCCCAGTCATAAAGATACGATTGGTAAGCATTTCTTTGTCCCTAATACTCCATCTAACAGAAGTGTGTTCTTCCCTAGTGGTATCAGTAGGATAGGCATGTGTACGTAGTACTTCCATAGCAGTATTGTATGCTTCAGTATGTTCATTAGTTAGTAGATCAGAGAATTTGTACTTAAGCTGTAAGTCATAAATATCTTTATTCAATGATTTAATCTCTTCTGACAATTCAGCAATACGTTCTTTGTATTCTGCAATGTCATCTCTCATGTCCATGTACTGATGAGCTTCCTCATCTACAAGTATAATCTTCATTTGATTTCCTTTATTTTCATAATTGTTTCATCAATCCCGTACTCTTCTGCTACTCTATCAAATTCTCTAAGACTGAAATCTCCTGCAGTACCTCCGTCATTAGCATGATACACTGTATACTCCAACTCACCATCTGAGTTCTCAAATCCTATGATGACTTTCTCATCATCATATGCTATATACGTTTTAGACATGGTATTCCTTTATTGTAAATTATCACGGTAGAATTTACCGAGAATGTTAATGTTGAGATACTTCTCATCCTCAATAGCATTAAGACAGAAGAGAGCTTTACACTCCATGTAGGTGAGTTCTCTTTTAGATATACAAAATGCTAGTATTGTTTTCCGTATGATAGTCTTCCCTTTAGTAAGGTCAGAAGATCCTTTGTATGATTTCCAGTTGTTCTCTTTACGCATAACATCAAACTGTACTCTCTTGCCTTTTATGTTACGACCAATACGATACAGTGATCCTGGTCTAACAATGCCTGACTTCAATGCTGGAAGATGAGTCTCAGAATAGCACTGCTTCTTTCCGAGATACATAGTACCATCATCATACTCTATCTGATAAATGAAACCATAAGTGTCCTCTGGTAGAGACTCTACTGGCTGATCCTCATATGTCCAAGTCATTTTAAAGATCCAATATATTCCCATACTGCATCTAATATTTTCTCCATATCAGCAGCTATCTTAGCAGCAATCTCTCTATCTTTCTGTATACCATTATCAACTGATGTGATATGAGCACCTCCTCGATAGTAAACCTCATAAGCCTCTTTAAGAGCGTAAGCCTGTTTAAAATACTCAAGTATTTTGTACCAATCATTCTGAGTTATTATGGTTAATCTGAAGACATCTGAGATATTGAAATGCTTACCATCAAGATATTCTTCAAAATGGTAATGCATATTATTGTTACCTAAGTAACCCATTCCCCAATACCAATCACAATCCCATGTATGCTTAGTAAGGTATATTTTTTCATTATCTAAATCTATCCCTAGTAGAATCTTACCCATCAGAAAATCCTTTTAATCATAGTATGAATATTACGTATAGCATTATCAGATGCAGGTTCATCCCAGTAAGCATTGACTGCTTCAACTAAGTCAGAGGTGTAATCAATGTCAGCACCTAAGTCATGAGCATGGTATACAAGTCGCACTAAAGAACGGTATCGTTCTCCAGGGACTGCATTGTATGCATATGAGAATGTCTCAAGTTCATCAGAGAGCAATGCTCTAGACTGAGCAGATGAAAGCTTCTGAGGTTCCTTACGTGGTTCTGTAGATGATGCTACAAGAAGGTGTTCCTTCACTTCTATAGGAGACTGATCAGTGACTGATAGTACTGTTCGTCCTGTATAAGCAAAGTAGATCTGAGACTTCGGTAGAAGGTCAGTCTTCAGCGATAGAGATTCAGCAATGGACTTAATGAATGGTCTCCACTGCATATCAGGAATGTCAACTACAGCATCAAGCTCTAGAAGGATACGGAACTTGAATGGGTTGGTACTGTCTGAAGTACGGGCAATATGGTGGTTAATGTCCTGAAGGATGAAGTGGCATTCTTCGTCAGTGATAGCAGAGTCATCAATGTCAAGACATATCCACTTACAACCACCAATGATGTTCTCCTTAGAACGCTTACCACCTTTGAAGTTAAATGGTGAATATGCTAAGTCATACTTGAGTACCTCGTCTAAGTCTTTGAATAAAGTCTCAGAGAATTCATATCCTGAAGCACACTGAGACTGTCGTTCTTCTTTAGTGCCTGAGACAGTGAGGTATGATACTCCAATAACGTCAGTCTTCTGGATGGCTTCATAACAGATACCATCATCACATATGGTGTAGATACCTGTCTTATCATATGATGTAGCAAGTGTTACAAGCTCCTTCATCTTAACAGCAGGTACTCCAGTGGTAGGAATGTAACCATGCTTACGAAGTTCATGGAGGCTGATGAAGGATCGTCCGTCTTTAGATTTGGTGTGCATGAAGTCAACGAAGAGTTCGTATGGTTCCTTCACCATAGCTACCTCAAAGTTGATCATGTCTTCATCTAGCATCTCACAATATGTTATTGCAGCAATGTAGTCTTCTGCTAGGATGCTGTTGTGCTTGTTGAATATTGCAATAGCTCCAGAGAACTTCAGTGCTTTCCACTGCATATGCATACGTACAAGCTTAGAGATCTTGAACTGAGGATCAAGTGTTGCTGAGAGTTCCTCGTTGTATCTCTTGTAAGTGATGAAGAGTTCTCGTACTTCTGGTGATACTTCTAATGGTGCTCCAGCTCCTTTAACAGCTTCTGCTGCTATGGTCTTGATGAGACCTGATACATGCTTTCTAGCTGCTAATGCTGCATCCTCAGCTGCTGTCTCAGCCGCTAACATCTCAGATACTGTAGGGTATTGAATGGACGGTACAGTGGTAGGTGAGAAGTTGAAGAATGATCTACGAGCAAGCTTAGTGGAGAACTCTCTGTCGAATATCTTCTTCACTGGTGCTTCATACAGAATGTTGTCCTGAGAACCTACGAAGAGAGCAGTAACAGGAAAGTTCTTCAGAGGCTTACCCTGTTCTTCCTTGTTACCAATAAGCTTCACTTCTTTAGAACCTTCATCATAGACTTCAGACATGAACTGCAGAAGTGGTACGATAGAGCCAGATGTGAGTTCTCCTCCGAATTCACCTGAGTAGACGAATCCTCCTCCAATACCAGATTCTTCTAGGGTGTTGAAGTGCTTCATGAGACCCTTCTGTGTACTATCTACTGATGCAAATAGTTCTTCAGGTTTCTCATAGAATTCCTTGTAGGTGTTCCATTCAGTAGGGTCAGGCTTACCAGCAAGCTGAGCAGAACGTATAGCATTGGATGTGGCTACTGCTTTACGCTTGTCTTCTATGATGCTGTAGCCTTCATTGAAACACTTACGTGCTGCATTAACTGCTGAGTCTTTACCAAACCCACTAGCTGCAATAGCAAAGGAGATAGCATTGATAGGAATCATAGATCCATTCCAATGCTTGATGTTACGTCTAAGATGTGATGCAAATAAGACGAGTTCTGATGCAGCAATGGTAAGCTTAAAACGGTATGGAGCTTGTGGATTGTTAATGGAATCAACGGTCTGCCTAACAATGTCAGGCAATGCTCCAGAGAAAGCTCCTTTAGCCTGGAGATCTTGTTTAAGTAGGTCTAACATAATGGTCCTTTAATCTGTGTGAAAATCTTCTAAGTATCTAGTGTAGGCATCCCACATATCATCTATAACTGCTGAGCCATGTTCTTTGACCCAAGCAGTAGCCTTCTTCTCAGTGAAATCGTAGTTGTCCATAAGATCATCTACAAGCATCTCTAAGATAACTTCATCATTGATAGCATAACCTTCTGCCATAGTGTTTCCTTTAGTCGCATGAAATAGTTGAGTAAGACATAGCTCTAGCTTTGTATTTACTATTGGATACTGCTCTACCATTTACCTTCTTGCTGTAATACTCCTGCAAAGCTGTAGTAGCCTGACAGTAGTATAAATGTTCAAGCTCAGGAATGAACTTCTTGTACTGCTTATCATCATGGAAGATATGATCACACTTATCTTTCAATAGCTTGTAGTTCTCAAGTGTCTTAATCTTCTTAGCTTCATATTGTTCTTTAGCTAGCTTAGTAACATGAGACTGTTCTTTTTTAGACATGTCTGCAAATGACTTATACTTACTATGATAGCTATTGATAGAGAAGAAGCTATCAGCTAGTGTAACAACATAGTCATGTTTGAATGTAGCAAAGTACTTCTTAGCATCAGAGACCACAGCTTCTTTAATGATGTCTTCTACTTTGTAGTTATTAATATCAAACTCTCTGGTTTTCATAGTGGTCCTTATTTTATGATTACTTTGTCTAGAATAGACTGGCAGAATTCAACTTCATCTAGCGTATCACCAACATTAATAACGTCAGGTACTGTAATAGCAATACCATAGTTACTATTGAGAGTGGTTCCAAATGTATCTTCTAATACTGCAAAGAAGAACTTACGTAAGAGTCTATCGTTGAGGACTGCTGACATGGTAGCAATGGACTTCTGATCTCTGTGAGAGAAGAGTGGAATAGTAGCAAGAAAATTCTTCTTGTCTCCTGAGCTACATGACTGGTCAGGGAATACAAGTGAGATCTTGCAGTAGATGTGTTCACGTTCTAGCAGTTCTATCGTAGCAAGAATCTTCGCCATGTTCTCACGGATAGTACTGTTAGAAACATAGTGAGGATAGGAGATGCTGATGTATAGCTCATAGAAGTATGAGATGTATTTCTCAGTAGGAACTAGGAAACAAGCAGGGTCTTCTGCAATGACTTTAGCAACATCCCAGAGTTCTCCCTCTACATCATAGTGATATGACTCATATACTGATTCAGAGATGAGTCCTCGTTTAAGCAGAGACTGCTTCACTCTGTTCTTGATGATCTCATACTCACCTTCAGTGATAGTAGGAGTATCAGTAAGAAGCTGCTTCAATGCAGAATCGTATGATATTCCACAAGATGAAGGATCTGCCTGAGTCAGAGTCTTCACATGTGACTTAAAGTGTAGAAGATTACGGTAATTGAATATCACTGTATCTTTTGTAGGAAGCTTCTGTAGCCACGACTGTGGGTGAATATCTGGTAGAGCTGAATGTGTAATGATAGGTTTCATATAGTTTCTCCTGAATAAAAGTCATCAAACCAGTACTGAAGTTCTCGTACTGGTTGATCATTATCTACTTCATACATATCTATAGATATGCCTACATTGTTATGCTTGATATGTAAAGTAAGATTGTTAGATACTACAATAACAGTATCATCCTCATCTGTTTCTAATGTAAAAGGTTTCATTGTTGTGCCTTTAGAATGGTATGAATTCTGACTCTTTAAATATAAACTCTGTATTGCTAGGGATATGCACAGTTCTGTAGCTAGTATAGTAAGGATTCTCTGCTGAAGCAGTTCTTTTCTCTACTGACCAATCAGCTGGTGGTTTGAATACACCAGAGGTGTCAGATATTAAGTTCTGTATGATTAGATGAGCATGCTCTCTGCTAATAGTATCTTCAGTACCATAATCTACTGTTGTAGTATATTGTGCTTCTCGTTGAATGACTTCCCATAGCTCATCTACTGATGTAGCTTCTGATTGTGTCATAGACTTCTTCTTAGCTTCTGTAGCTTTAAGGTTAAGCTGCATATTAAATTCACGATATAGGTCTGTATGCTTATGGAATACAACATCATGGTAGATACAGTCTGAGATATCAAGCTGTGATAGCTGATGCATACGGATAGCATCCCTCATGGTAACTGTTGAGGTCACACCATGAGATGATAGAATAGATCTTGCAATATCAGCATGTTCTACAATCTCAGGGGAAGTGAGTGAGAGTTCAAGCTCAGGGTCTCTATCAAGTGTGATGTGGAAGTATCTATCAATAGTACTAAAGTCTAGTTTAGAACGTCCAGTATAAGTGGCATGAGCATCTGCTGGATTGGATGTAGCAATGAGTCTGAAGTCAGGATGCATCTTAATGATACCATCAGGGAATGAAATGAATCCATTCTCTATGGTGTTCAAACAGAGAAGTACGTTAGGGTCAGCAGCATCAATCTCATCAAGGAGAAATACTTTACCGTTCTCAAATGCATCTCTGAATTGTGTAGGAATGTATACTCCGTTGATAGAGATGAAGCCAAGTAGAGCATTTACTGACATCTGCTTCGTACATGATACTGACGAGAAGGGTAAGTCTAAATCTTCTGCTATCTGCATAGCCATAGTGGACTTTCCACTACCAGCAGGACCAGATAGAAGGACTGGCATACCTGATGATACTACTTTTTTAACGTAGGAGTATTTACTGTGGTGCATCTGAGCCTCCTAATGTGAATGGTTTAATAGATATTCTTCTAGAATAGTCAAAGATATGATTATCTGAATCCTCAAGGTAATCATACATGTACTTACCAAGGCTACGTCGTACATCTAACTGAGACGTTACCATCTCTGGTACAAAGTTATCATGGATAGCAAAGATATCAGAATACTTCTCAGCAATGATATCATTACCATAGTACCAAAGCTTATATGCTGTGATGGATTTAGAGATAGGTCTAAGATCCCCTACAAGATGATTCTCTTCCATCTCAGTAGCAGTCTCTCTATCAAAGAGTTTCCCCCATAGATCTGCTTTAACAGCACCTAACTGCTTCATCATGTAGTATGGAATGTACAACATATGGTCTACCCATAATGGTAGATCTGCTGGTGGTACTCGTAATGGAGATGCTGGCTGTGCTGAGGGGAGAACAAGAAGATCTTTAACAGCTACATAAAGTTCAGTAGTTCTAGACTCGTAATTGTTGCACAGTTCTTTAGCTGCTTTGAAGTCTTCTCGTAACTGAAGTACAACAAACATATAGAATCTGATCTCATCTACAGTGTATCCTGAAGTGGCTGTGATGTCATGATGACAAAGTGTACCCCAAATGGTAGCTGCATTAGGCTTGACTGTAGTGAATTGAAATAGTGGTTTCATAGTAGGTTCCTTTTCTTGGTGTTGTGTATACTCAAAATAGCTTTGATATTTTTCGTCAAATGATACTTCTGCAAATGGGTGTCTGCTAGCTTGTTTAGCTGCTTCTTTGAGATCTTTCCACGTTAAGTCTATCTGCCATATGACTCCTTTGAAATATAATAAAGTATACCAATGTATACTATGGTATATCCCAAAAGGGATACACTTTAGATGTACTTACTGCTAGTTGTAACAGCAAGATTACAAAGGATAGGGCATACTGCAATGAGAGCCTCAATCTCTTTATCAAGGACTGCTCCTTGTGTAGATTCACAGATCTCAACTGCTTCTACTGTAGCATCACGTACTGCTTTACCAGCGTATACTACTTTAGATTCTGCATCAAGATACTTGAAAGATACTGTACCTTCAGGTGTATTGACGTAAGGGATGTCAATCTCAACGTCTGAATTACCATACTCTTTACGAATACCAGCAACTAATGCTGTAAGGTCTGTTAGTTTGGCTTCTGCTGAAGCATCTTTGTTTTTAAGAATATCGTTGAAAGTCATTTAAGACTCCTATAGTGGGATGGTGGATTGCTCCATATAAAAGTTTAGCATGGGAGCTTACCACATGCTGATTTACACTATCCTAAGAATCACCAGAGGAATCATGCACAGGAGCTTGCACCTGAATACATTTTCTACTTAAAGCCATATGAGTATGTTAAACTACTATCTGCAATGTGTGATCTGCTACATTTCGTTATCTGATATTCGTACTGAAGGTTCGGACTGATCAAGTCATACTAACTTACTGCCAGGTGTCTGATTCTCAAAGTAACCACCATAACAATCTCCGAAGAGAGTGCTAGGTGGTTAATGAGTGGAAGACCAATCAGGTCCAGATGTAGCATCAGCACGAATGGGAAGATTCATACTGAACTGCTGTGTGACCATAGCTGCTCCATCTTCAAGACACTGCATGAGAGTAGAGGTGTGCTGTGGTAAGACTGTGCACTGATATTCATCATGAATGTATGCTGACTGCCAATAGTCTCTTCCTAAGACGAGATCATTCTCTGCTGCAAGATGATGGTAGTTCACCATCCACTGCTTAGCGATGACACCAGCTGATCCCTGTAGGAGGAGGTTCAAAGCTGAGTGTGGAGATCTGCTGTATAGCAGACGACCATCAATAGCTTTAACATATCCTGTGTCTTTAGACTGTTTAGCACAATCAGCAATGAGTTCTTTGATTCCAGTCATACGTTCCAAGAAGGTGTCAGCAATACGTTTACCATAGATAGTCTTCAAGATGAGAGACTCATCATAGACAACATACTCATCCTTTTTAAGCGGGAACAATGTCATATCGTTGATTGTGACAAGACGCTTCTGAATACGTTCATTAGCTAGATCATACTCTTCTTGAGCGTAGTCTGGTAGACAGTCATCAGACCATAGAGTATGACCACGAATGGTATCACCCTGACCATAGAGATATCCGAAGAAGAATCCCTTGGACTTAGCTCTAGCTTTCTTATGAATAGGATTATGTTCATCATAGTCAATGTCAGGTTTGATGAATCCAGCTATTCCAGCATGATACCAATGCATGTCCTTCGATAGGACAGCTTCAGCATATACTCCACCATCATATGGATAGAGGTAGTGAGCAAGTACTCGTACTTCAATGTTAGCAAGATCAGCACCTACAAGTACCATACCAGGAGGAGCAGTATAAAGCTTTCTGAATGAAGGGTCTTGTGAAGTCTGAGCAACATTAGGTGAACTGTGGGTACAACGATGAGTAGCTGCTCCAAGAGTATCAACTCTACCATGTACTGAATGAGAATGTTCTTTAACTATCTCAAGGATACCTCGTACTTCAGAGATATCTTTAGTAACTTTTAGATAACGCATAAGGTCTTTAGCTGAATCACCAAGGAACTCAAGCTGATCACCATCTACCTTAGCATTACCTTTATCAGTATACGTACTGAATTCAAAATCATACTGCTGCTTAAGCCAATGACGAATCTTATGACGAGAACCTGGATCAAACTTCGTAAGCTCTACTGGAGTGTAATCACCACCACTGTAGTGTGTGTATACAATACGATGAGGTCTATCAAACCAAGCATACTTCTTGAAACGTATCTTCTTATTCTTCAGTATGGTGTACTGAAATGGATGATATGCTATAGCAGTGAGATACTGATAGTTCTCATCAGGAATATACTGCTTAGTCCTACGAGGCTTAGCAGGAGTAACGTCAGGACCTTTACGTAGAATCAAAGGCTTGAATGTACGTGACAGTCTGATAGAGATACTAAGCTGTTCATGCATGAGCTTCTGCATCAAAGCTCTGCCATTATCTACGTCATAGTAGAAACCATAATGTACCTGCTGAGCAATGAGATATGCTACTTCATGCTCCAAGTCAATGACTGACTGAGACGGGAAGTTCTTAGCTGACAGCAAGTTCTGGTAAAGCTGATACGTAACGTCTACGTCCTGAATACAATACTTCATCATAGAAGTAGTAAGTTTACTCCAATCAGAATGAGAACCTTTAGGATACTGCATACGATCACCAAAGGCTTCAAGTGAGAATGAACCATACTTTGATTTATTGAAGTCAGGTATGGTATAGTCAAGTTCTGATAGTTCATCCTTGGTGTAGATAAGCTTAGCAAGAAGCATAGTATCAAGACATGGAGTGTGGAGAGTTCCTAGTATGTTATTCACAACGATACAGTCAAAACCAATACCATTATGAGCTATAACGAGATCAACGCTATTAAGTACCTCTAATGCGTTCCTTAGAGTACCACTACTACCAGGAAGATAATGTGATGTATAGATCTGTGTAGGATTATCGTCTACTTTAATAGCAATACAATGGATATGGTCTACAGCATATACACCTTCTACTGGGATGGCAGATGTTTCAATATCGAATACTGCTGTAGTCATAAGTCCTCCTATTTGTTAATGTATATAGCATTATTCAGCTGCAGTCTAGTACGACTGTTTAGTAGTATTTCCATATGAAGCCTCCAGCTGTTTTTGCTTTTCCGTTACAGACCTTAGAGATGTTTCCAGATCTAATGTTAGTAGCTTGTGAAGCCTCACTCATAGAAGTGAAGAGATTAATGACTTCTCCTTCTAATGATAATTGAAGTATAGGTTTAGGTAGGTACTTTGTATTCACGGTAACTATAACTTCTTCTGGGGACAAATAGCTCTTACTCCAAAAGAATCCATTGTGAGTATAGTAGTCTCCTCGTATGACACTACGAACTTTCATCTGTTCAAACTCAGGTTCAGGTATTTCTACTATAGAAGAGTACACTTCTACAATATCTCCTGTGATAGGATCATACTGAAATATCTCACATAAGTAAGACTCATTGACTATAAGAGGAGGTATGCTAGGTCCTTCATCTGTATATAACCATACATAACCATAAGCTGTAGGAATTTTACCTTGACAGCAACTTGTGATATTACGTTGATCTAATGTGGAGTCTTTTCTACAAGCTTCAGCAATAGAAAGATGCTTAGCAACAAATTTCCCAGAAGCTAAGTATTGATATACAGTAGTCTGGGTAGTATTTATGATGTTATTTTTAACATCTCTATTTGCTCGCTCTTTATTTACCTTCCAAGTGACTAGTTCAATGTTAGAGAATGAGTATCCTTTAGAATTATCTAGTCTATCACAAGATGGTCTAAAGTCAGATGTAAAGTTTGAATCAACCCAGTCATTATATAAAGCTTCAAAGTTTGGTTGGGATATAAGCCACTTAGTGAGTTCTTCTTTAGTATACAATGGAGGTATATGCCCTCTGCTTTTAGAGCTATAGCATTGATCATAGAATATTCTATAGCATAATCCTTTAGGTGTCCTTTCATAAGGTCTATTTACGTAACAGTCTGTAGTTCTTCTTTTCATGAGTATCCTTTGATTGAGTACCTAAGTATACTCTATGTTATATAAAACTAGTCTTAATGCTACTTATTCAAGTATATAGCGTTGTTTAACTGTAATCGAGACCTGCTTGCGCAGACGTAATACAAACGTAGCTCTTCCTCTTCTGAGTGAGAGCGTTCTGATGGTTTCATCTCAAGGATGTCAGCAAGATCAAAGTCATGAGCTATGGTCACTGAATCAAAAGTAAGCCCCTTACTGCTGTGGCAGGTACTTAAGGTGATGAAGTGATCGTCAGGATGCTTCTCTGCCTGCTGAGCATGCTTGTATGCATCATAGATCTTAGATGCTCCATGTCTCATGATAGTCTGTGCTGCTGTCTTTATGTTACGGTCCTCTTCACCATGAAGCATAAGGATGTATGCAAGACAAGTACGATACTTCCCAGGTAGAGTCTTCGATGAATAGTAATGATCAACATCCTTCTGAATATACTTCAAAGCATTGTCATATATTTTACAGTCCTTCTTCAAGTTCATCAGAGTAAGCATATTAGAGAATATCTCCTTAGCCTGTCTGGTGAGGTTGAATGGTGTATGCTGAGCAGTGAGGGTGATCATGTATTCAATGAGACCACTATTGGTACGAGAGATGATGGCTTCACTACGAATGGTAGTGTCAGAATGATCTGTACCTTTGAATGCAATGGTATCATCAAGGTGACGATGGATGAAGTCCTCAATGCTACTAGCAATGGCTGTAGAGCAACGAAAGGACTGAGATAGGGTTTTGGTCACTCCAACATTAGCAAGAGCTTTAAAGCCATTAATGGTGTGATTAAAGCTATAGATATTCTGTAGTGGATCACCTACCATGATCTTCAGGTTAGCTGGAAGTAATAGGAAGATCTCAAGAGTAACAGCGTTAATGTCTCCTGCTTCATCCAACATGATGACATCAAATGGAACATCATAATGGATACAACCAAGATCAAGAAGCATATGATAAAGCTTCAGATAGAATGCATGAGTACATGGTATAGTCTTATTGACCATAGCATTGAAATATCTAGATATGATCTGCTGATTAGAAGGTTCATGTTCATCATAGTATTGCTGAAGAGTAGTGTATTTGGATAGACAGAATGCTTCTAGATGCTGAACTACTAATACCTTATCATCATAGTCTATTCTCTCAGAGATGTCACGATATGTGAATGATGCAACTTCTCTCTTCTTCCCAACATCACCCTCAAGTGAAAGACCATGAGTAACGGTAGGAAGATATGCTAAAGAGTGGGTAGTCTTACATGCTACGTATGAAGGGAACTTAGACTTAGATTCATCAGCAATAGCTTTGTTGTATGCAAGATAGAGCTGTGCAGTATGAGGCAATGACTCAGCTACTTTCAGTAGAGTATAAGTTTTAGAAGCTAAGCTCCCGCAACAGCTGATATTTTAAGTATGTTGCTAGTTGCGGGAATTCCTCCTGTGTTGGAGTTAGACAGTTGAATAGCTGTCTCTATAATAGATTCTTGTTCTTGTGTTAATTTGTACGGCATTTTGATTTTCCTGTTCCACCTAATCTGCTACCACATGATTGGCATACATGTTGTTTATCTTGATTTAACTGGTATCGTTCTTTACTAATAACTTTACCAGAATTACATAATGTACAAGTACATTGTAACAATATACGTTTATGCCCTGTTACCCTGCTAATACGCTCTTTTACATAAGGCAATACTTTCAAGTATCCAAATACTTTATGATAGTAATTTGTTTCAATATCCCGCATAGTTGTTTCATATTTAGCAGCAACAGAAGCTGCTTGAGCTTTACGAGTAGTCTCAGTAAGTCTGCCTTGTTTACCAGCATGTAGCATATTCTCAGAGTGTGTAACCCATTCTAGATTAGATACATGATTATTAGTTCCATCATTATCAATATGATTTATATGCAACTTATTTTCTGGGTTAGGTATGAATGCTTTCGCCACTAATCTATGTACAGAAAAAGTAGTAGCTTTACCATACTTGCTTAGTGCAACTGTATGGTAAGACGTATGATTCTTTTCTTGTATATTTAGGTTTAAGAACTTTGCTGGCTTACCATCAAGAGGAGTAGAATAAACTCTCCCATAGTTTGATATCTGGTATCTGCCTTCATATTCTTCTATATCTTTAAACTCTTCCATGTGTATCCTTTTATTTATATAATAAGATTATAGCAGTAGCATCCTTAATGTTTCATTATTTAAGCAACAGCTGATACCTTCAGGATAGATCCTACTGGTAATAACTGAGCTGTTTGTATGATGTCGTTCTGTTCATCAGTGAGAGTATATGACATGAAGTTCCTTTATGGTAATTAATAGACTGGACTATGAATAACATCATAATAACCCCAGTCATTGTATCGTTCAATACTAGCCCATTTACTTGCAGTTAATTCATAATAATCAGTATCTTCTGTTTTATGTTTAATCAACATACCTGGTTTAGGATAGCTTTCTTCTAAAGCATATAACTCATTCAGATGTTGTTGTGTTCTAATAATCTCAGTATGTAAAGAAGTAAAGTTATATCTCATAGCATAATCCTTATAGTTAATATGTTATCTACACTAGGCAGTCCTCTGTATTTATCGTCCATATATTACGTAATTCAGACACAGGCATTCAGGTTATATTCTATAGCTAATAGAAAGGATGGGAATATATAACTGTGATTCCAATGTAACTCACAGTACCTGTAGAGGACTATCTAGTGAAGATGGATGGTGGTGGTCTCATCTAGTGAACTCGAATCACTGACCTAGTCATTAGAAGTGACTTGCTCTATCCAACTGAGCTAAGATGAGATATGGTGGGCTAGGTAGGGTATGATCCTACAACCGCTCCCTTATGAGGGGAGAACTCTGCCAATTGAGTTACTAGCCCACAAGCCATACGTGCATGCAGAGGTATGGCGTAGTACCTAGTATAAACTGCCTCATAGGTGAGAGTACTGCAAATGCTTTTATAGACTGCATTGCTTAGTCTTTATAGCAGTGGTCATACTTCCAATTATTACACTGTTGTACAGCTTCCGTTAGTACTGTACATGAGAGATAGCTCTTACCTCAACTACAATCCATGAGTTCCTACACTCCGACTGCTGTCACCCTCTGTAAGTAGGTATCTGGTGACATGTAAATGAGGTTTAGATTATACCTCGTAATCTCTTAACAACATGTTTGATAAAAGGAATATTCCCTGTATCAGAACGTATCATATTCCAGTCAGCTATGTCATGGAAGTAATAGAATGCCATAGTAAAGAGCTGAAGTCTGTTGTATCGTATGTTGTATGGTAAGTCTGTAAGATGAATCTCTAGTAGGATGTTAGCCATCTCTGCTGTATCATATATGGTGATGTTAGACTCAGGGTCTACAAGATCAGCATACAAACACACTTCTGCTTCACAGATGAAGAGGTCAGGATTAACAGTGATGTTCTTCAGGATGTATCGCTGAATATAACTGTAAAGAGTAAAGAGCTGTTTATCATACTTTTGTGTTAATTTCATCGAAAAGTTCCTTCCAATGTTCGATAGCCTTAGAGATTTTATTGATACGAGAACTATCTCTCTCCATATACGGTACAAATAATAGATCATTGATGGTAGAGTCTGCTGCTTGAATCCTAGCAGTAAGCCAGTCTGAAGCAAGCATAGTGGTAGCATCAACATGATTGAAGTGGTGAGAGCAGTAGTATTGTAATGGTTTCATATTATTCCTTTATGATTTAGTGGTGGACAATGCATATATAGGTCTTCTATAGTCCCAGTGTCCTCTAATCAACCAACTCTATTGGCTCACTAAAGGTGATATACTTCATTAAATATTTTGTGAAACATACTGCTCCCTGACTTTTCAGGGCTTGGCTACTACTACCAAGTCAAACATCTATACAGGTTTTAACACTTCTTAGGGTGCTGTAGTCATTAACTGTATTAGCAGTATACTTCATTAAATATTTAATGTGATATAGCGAATGACAGTGAAACATTCCTATATCGTGACTAAATCTTTAGACTTTTATTTAAAAGTTTATCACTGTAAGTTTTTTGATAGCTAATACCTCGTGCTATCAGCGAGGATAACAGTTGCAATCTCAACCAATTGAGACCACTGCTATACGATTAAACACACATAGATTGGTTTGTGACAGTATCTTCTCTAGATGACTGTGGAGAGTACACTCCAATTTGCATTTAGTTGGGTCTCTGCTATAGTGTACTCCACACAACCATCCTAAGATGGTGGCTCTAATGATTAAAAATTAGTCACAACCCATATGAGGGTTTAATGATTATTTTAGATCGTTGATGCCTTGTTTTCTTAACCAGTGTTTGGCAGCATCTTCTTTTTTTTCATAGCAACTATCTTCTTTTGCTGAAATTCCATTAAGAAGGTATGTAATAATGGTAGCTGTTTTGATACTAGCATTAGTTATTGGATTTACTTGAGAACAGTCTATCTTTATTCCATTTATTCTTCTATGCTCAATAGAGCCACCATTTAGAATGAATATTTCATCACCTATATTAAATTTAGTTTCTATTTTCATAACTCTTCCTTGAGATGGTCTGCAAATAGATATGTATGTTCTTCTGGCAATGCATCGTAAATGGCATGTGCTAATTGACGAATCTCCCATAGAGCTGATTTATCGCTACGTAGAGATAGAAGATTCTGAAGGCTGCGAGCATTGATAGTGAGTTGTTCTTCTGTCTTGTAGGCTTCTGGAAGACAATACTTTGCAAGATCATTGCTTGTTCCAGATTGGATACATTGTCTAAGATTTTCAAGAGCACGGATACTCATAAGATCTACTAGATCATTTCCAGTGAAAACAAGATATTTATGAGCTCTAGCTTTTTCATCTTTTTCAAAATATCCTTCTTCGTCAGTAAATGAATCTTCTTCTTTTAACTCTTTGAGAGTGTATCGTGTAGATTTTACGCTTGGTGATGTCATACGATGGCGACTAAGCTCTTGAAGCAGAGCACGACTAATGTCTGTGATATAGAAACAATATGTTAAGTGTTCCAAAATCGAAGCATGCTTGAATTTATTGCCAACACGATCTAAGAGTTCTGCATCTTTAGGTCCACATTGTGGTTCAAGAATGTTTGCTGAAGTTGTTTTGCCGCATAATTTGCATTTTGAATAATAACATTTTTTATTTCCATTCCATTTGTTTTCAAGTTGATGGATGCAAGTATCTGATTTATCTCCTGAGTCCCAACAAGTACGAGCTCCATTTGCTCCGATCCAAAGTGGTGAATTATGTAACAATCGCACTTTACATTGTGGTTCTAACATGGTTTATCCTTTAGTTTATTTTTCATATTGTTATTTCGTTTTCTCTGCAATACATATGTCGCCATATTGTTTGTCTAGTATTTTTATGTTACCTTCATAAGTAACTTCATATAGTTCGCCATCAATACATTCGATTGGGATTGCAGTTAGCCAAGACATATACTGTATTGCTGTAGATATTGTTAATATTGTTACTACTATTACTACAAATATTACTACTTCGCTAGATAAGTCCTTACAAGTCATTTTGAGTCCTTTGTTGTAAGCATTGATATAACTGCTGCTATACATAATGCTGATGCTGATAGCAGTAGTATTGAGAATGATAGTTCAAGCATCTTTCACCTCAATCCAGCTTCCCATGATATCTTCAGGTGTAAACCATGCTGACATATTATCTTCATTCAATAGTATAGAGTTTCCGTCAATTTTACCACAACCGATAAGATGATTGTTTTCTACTATAATCCAATAGTCGTCAGTATCATTAATAGGTCTCATCTTCTTCCCACCATAACGCATCAAATGTAATGCTCGTGAGAATGTGTATGTTTCAATCATTTTGAGTCCTTTGTTGCAAGCTCTAACTGCTTCTTTAAATCAGAATACATATCCCATAGTTTAGAGTATTGCAATTGTCCATTGTCATATTTTGGTTGAAATGCTTCGATGTGTGCTTCAAGCTCTGCAATGCGTAGGTTTAATAGTTCATATTGCTCTGAGGCATAAGACATAGTTTGCATAAATATCTCAGGCGATAGCTTGAAACCAGTTTTGAATATATATTCTACATCTTGCATTAACTTGCTATAAAATTCATCTTGTGTCATTTCACAAATCCTTCTGGAAGCGTACCATCAAATGGAGCACAGTATTGCCAAGAACTATTCAAACTATCTATA